AAGAGGAGGAATTTTATTAAGTATTGTAAAATGTCAAGAAATATATAACTTCTAGCTTTATCGTTGTTTTCTTCTATTGGAATAAATATGTGGCCGAGGCTTTCTTCGTTTTCTTTTTCTGTCTTGGCGATGTTTTCTGTCATTTGCTTGGTGGCTCCATAACGCTATGCGTTAATAGCTGCTGGTCGGGAACTATTAAAGTTCCAATCGGTTCTCTTAACCTTGAGTCTTTATAAAATACATTGTAAGTCTCTTCTACCAGAGGTATCATTATTCCTGTGCATTCGTTTTCATATAGAAAGACCACAGGATTAACTGTTGTATTCTTTTCTTCGCTAAAAGGAGTTCTTTCGTAAATTGACATATCAAAGTTTCTCATTGCCTCATAAACTTTATTTGTCTCTGACACTCTTTTGGCAATAATCTTTTCGATTTTATTTCTTGTGTCTTGGGAAAAAGAGTTCATCTTCCATTCTGCATCTGTTATAATTGTTACTTTATCAAAACGCATTTTATCTAAACTTTCGCCTTTTAAAATATAACATGTCTCATTGAGATAATCCCATTGAACCCTGTGATTGTGGTAATAACATTTTCTTTGGAACTTATGTAGCCCAGATTCATGACTACCACCAAAAAACGGACCATAAAAGAAATAATCGGTTTCCATTTTATATACCTGTTAGTTTACAGTCTCCATGGCTTTGGAATAAAAAGAGGAAATACGCTTCTTCTTAAATCCGGCTCTTTATAGAATACATTATAGGTCTCTTCTGTCAATGGAATTATAATACCTACGTGCTCTTGTGCGTTTAACTCTATGTATTCCTTATCGATTCCGTCCTTCTGCACAGACTCTTCAAAAAATCTCTTGAATAGGAACGTTTTGTGCGTTTCGGTTAATTGCTCTACGACTCCTCGACAAATTTTATTTCTTGTGTCTTGGGAAAACCCACCACATGATCTATCAAGAATTGGGTTTTGAGGCACTAAAGCTAGAATAGCACGACTCCACTTTAAAAATTCAAACGAGTGATCAAAAAACTCCCAACTGCTAGAGTTACTTAAAGTATAATTTACAACTATTGAATTTTTTGTATTGTTCCCAAAATAGGGACCATAAAAGAAATAATCTGTCTGTGTCAAGTCTTCTGTTTTTAGGCTTTGCATTTTGTTTATCTTGGTAAAATCAAAAGACCAGTATTCAATACGTTGTTATTAAACACAAACACTGGTTCTTTTTCTTTTCTTCTTCCCAACAATACATCGTAAGTCTCTCTTGTGATTGGGATTGACAATCCAAGAAATTCATCGTGCGCCACATGGAAAAAGCCGTTTGTTTTGGCAAAGTATTTCTTTCGGAACTCGTTAAAACACGGCTTAACAAGATTTTCTCTGTACAAATACCGATTAACCCCGATTTTTTTAACTTTGATCAACATCATTCTGCTATAATATTTTCTTGGAATAAGAGGAAAGTCTTTTGGAAACAAAATAACATCTCTAACTGTCGACAAACACTCAAGAAAGTCTTTGTTATAGTAATAATATTGGGAATCTTCAGGCTGATACTTGCTGTATTCTCTTTCTGAGAACTCAATAAAGAAATGCCCTATTGTTTCGGCTTTCTGCTCTCTCTCCATTTTTTGTCGTCTTTGCCGAGAATTAAGTTGCATTGTCAATCTTTTTCTTCCTCAACAATTAGAAAAGGAAGCGGCTTTAGGAAAATCTCTTTATTGTTCACTACACTGTAAGTTTCCTCTGTGATTGGAATTTTAGTTCCCAAAGACCAGTCACGCCCTTCCTGTGATAGTGGAGCTTTCAACTCGTATTCTCTCCACTCTATAAACCTCACACCTGAGACCTTTCTTGCCCAACCTGTAAGAGCAAAATACTTTATGTCTACTGGCCAATTCTTTGGCGATAGAAAGAAAATCACAATTTCATCGGTATATATGGGTAATCTACTTCCATAGGGGTTTGGCCCTTTCGAGAAAAACTCTGCTACCTTCTTTTTTGCTTCTTCGGTTAGAACGTGTGGAGCTTCCCTACTTTCCAAGAAATAATACAACATTTTATTCTTCTCTCTCGGGGATAATCAAATGCCCGGAAAGCTTTAGAATATATCCCACATCCCTTGTGGACGAAAAAATACCTCCTCCCGTTCCAATCGAAGATAAAGTTCTTTTCGTTGTTGCTGCATAGTCTGTGTTTTTATTGACAATGAAATAATCGTAAACCTCTTTATTCATCGGAAGGCAAATGCCAAACCTTTTATCTTCTGCCAAACAGATAACACCCGGATTTTTAACGTCAAGTTCTCCTAAAGAAGAATGATAAAGATTGTGCTCTAAATCGCTGCACAAATTGGAAACATGCCGATATTCTTTGATTTTGGAATAAAGCTTGTTAACGGATAAAACTTGACAAAGAACAATCTTTGCTCGATTTCTTTTATTTCGTCTTTTGTGTTTATCGGAAACCAAATGAAAGTTTTTATTGAATTCAGAAGTAAAAAGTTTTGACTCTACAATAGACTTTTCATAATCAAGAACAAAAGAATTAATAGACCGTCTTAGTTTGTTATTCCAGGTGTTTGAAGCATAATGTCCAGAAAATTCAAAAAAAAGATATCCAAGAATACCACTGGAAGGGTAGAGATCTTCTTTTTTTTGTGTGTTGGACATAATTCTACTTTTCGAAACTTCGTCTCTCTATGATTTTTCTTGTGTTTGCATCCAAGAAGAAAGTCCGTCCACAATCTACACACTGATAAAATCCCTGGTCATCCGGCTCGTGCGTCAAATTGTGATTCCCTTCTTTACAATTTCTCCAATAAGGATTGTGTCCCAAACGACCAGCAATCCAATCGGAATCGGAACAATTCACGTTAGTATCCCTGCCTTCAAGAAACATCTCCTCCGTTGCTGAGGTTGGCCCAGGCTTAATTTCCTCGGTTTTGGGCAGCTCCGGGACAGCCTTTGCCCTCTCCTCCTCTAGGGCAATCAAGAGAACGTCGTAAAGGCTCTGTGCAAGAACATTAAGTCCTGGATAATCTGCCAGCTCCCTTTTAAGGTAACGAGCACACTCGAAAAGAACCGGAGATTCACGAAGATTTGTGTTTGACATTGTTTTTCTTTCTCTTGTGGTGTTGAACAAAAGAATAATAACACAACTTTTTGGAAAGGTCAATAAGAAAAAACTTGAGGCTTTTAGGATTTTGTCTAGAACGAAGAAGAGGAATCGAGAGGGATCGTAACAGAAACGATCTCCACCTCTCCCTTAAACTCCGAAACCATTCCGTTGTACACCTCCTCGCCCTCGTGCGAGACGTCCATCGCCCAATAGCGGGACGTCCTTGAGATGTTATAAATGTAATCCGCCTTCGACTTCCAAGAAGCCTTAACAGTATGAGCCCTGTATTCCTCAGAATTCAAAAGATCTTCGAGAAATCGTGCTCCCGCCTCAATGTTTAGATAATTCGGGAAGCTCGACTCTCCAATAATGTCCCGAATAAACACCCCCAATCTTTCCGGGTTTCCGTTGTTCTGAACATAAATGGAAAGCTCAGTCTTATTGAACCCCCCGTTGTTGTTGTTGCAGAAGTTGATGAGAGCGGTGGTGCTGTTCGTCTTCGACATTTTCTTTTTTCTTTCTTGCTCGGAAGTTATCTCTCTTTATACAAGAGTTTTCCCCAAGAGTCAATAAAAAACTACTTCCCCATCTTCTTGTGGTGTGGTTCAGCCCACTTATCAAGATCAACCCACCTCCATCCGTCGCACCCCCATTCCCAAGGTGTGGAAATTTCATTGGCTTCCGGGAAAATATCCCCTTCGGGATCAAAATCGGCACTCTTAATAATTTGTTTTTCCTTGTGCCGACGGCTCCGGTTGTTATCTGTCCTATCCTCCTTGCGATTGGAGGTACGGGCATTGTTAAAAACTGGCGTCTTCTTGTAGCTGCGTGACATCGCCTTCCCCTTGCTCTCTAACCCTAACTATCAAAACCCGAATAAAAGAGCAAGAAGAAAGTTTTCTTTTTAATCTTCGCAACCATGGAGACACACAAAATCAAAAAGGTTCTTCTTTGCGGTCCTCACTGGCGCAGTAAAGGTCCCGCTGTAGACCCAGCAGCCGCTCTTGGACATAAATGCCCAAAGCTGGAACATCTTTCTGTTCTGTCCGTTGACAATGGCCTTCGAGACATTTCGAATTTGATACTTCTGCTTGTCCATTTGTTCCTCCCTATAAAACCAATAGTATCAAATTTCTTTCTTTAAAGCAAGCTGTTTTTAATCTTTCTTCTTTGCCTTTCTTTCAAAATCTATATAATACTCGTGGACCAAGGGTAGAAACTCTTTAAAAGCCTTTGTTTTCACGATGTTACTATAAAAAATGTCCCAAAGTGCAGAATCTGCAGCCTCCCCCGTGATCTCTTCCTTTGCTATACCCGTAATCATCATTGATTGAAACCCAGAAGGAATAAAGAAAAAAAGATTGGGTTTGCTTCTTTTTATTTTGTGGAAGGAATCGGTGTCATAAATCGTAAAACGAGTAACTTCTCGTTCTTGGTCGGAAATAAGATAAGAACCGTCCTTTTGTTCCTCTTTGGAAAGAAACTTCTCCAGATACCGGAATTCTAAGTATCCGCCAGACTTCCAAAAACGAGGATTAATTTCCACGACCTTTGCGTAAACTTGATTTCCTTGTTTATCTTTGTAAGATTCAAACTCGCGTTCTCCCTTATATTCATGTCGGTAAGAACGTTTGTGTTCAAAAAACATTTACTTCTCCCTCTTCTCTCCCAAAACCCCAACAATCATCTTGTAAAGCTCTTCGGTTTCTTCCTTACTACACAGACTCATGTACATCTGAATAATGTGAAAAGTTATCTCGTCGGAGGCTTTTTGATTTGTTATAGAAAGATTGGAAACAATCTGATGCGCTTTCGCAAGCAAACAAATAATTTCCTTTAGCTTTTTGATTTCTTCAATCAGTAACATTCTAATCCCTCCCGTTGTCCACAGACAAGTATGTCTCTACGAGGCTCAAACAATCATTGTTACAGTTTCTCAAAACAGAAATGATTCTTTCTGCCGGAAGTGAACTGTTCTTTCTCGCAAAATCAATTGCATTTGCCGCTTGTCGAAGGGATTCTACAATCGCCTTTGCATAGTTGTTCTTTACGTTTTCAACAATCTTCTTTTTTTGAGAATCTCTGTCAAAGTTCGTGAAGTCCATCTCACCCCTCCTTTGCCGTCAGACGATAGCTCGACGGAAGGCGACGAAAACATCCGTTGATTGCGTCAACCAGAACTCCATTGGCAAGCGAGAGAGCCGCACCACTGATCGCCCCACCTCGACGCACAAGCCCGAAAATCTCCGACCCCGGAGGATTGATTGTCGAAAGAGTCTTGGCGATCTTCATCGAGGTCTTGTCGACGTGGATCGAAACCGTTGTCGCTAGCATTTCTTTTTTCTCTCTTGTTCGGAAGTTTCGGGGTCCATCCCCACACACGCAGGGGAGACACGTTGACGCTATTAGGCTGCACATTAGAAGAAGGTCCATCCCCGCACACGCGGGGGAGACTTTCAGGATCTTTTTTCTGTGCTCTTGGCAGAAGGTCCATCCCCGCACACGCGGGGGAGACGTAGGACGGGGGAAAAATGTTGGCACCGGGGCTGGTCCATCCCCGCACACGCGGGGGAGACATCTTTTTTTAGCCTTCGACCACGCTTTTGCCAGGTCCATCCCCGCACACGCGGGGGAGACTCTATGACATCGAAGTCATACCCAACTGTGGCTCCCCTGCCACATGCGGGAATAGCATATCCGTCAAAGAATTTATTCTTTGCTATACATGCTTCTGTAGGCGGAAACTCCGCACGGCTTTCCGAGAGTATTGCCATACCAGTCTTATTTTATTAAGACTTTCTTGGGCCACTTTCTCAGATTAGGGCGTGGGACCACGCCCAGAATACAAAACTGTATTCTATTCCCAAATTTATTCTTTATTCAGTTTTTCAAAGAACTTTATCTTGTGGCTATTGCCGCCCCAAGAATGACATAACTATAGCACATCTTCTATGCTTTTGTCAACAGCTTTTTCTTCTTCTCGTCTTGTTGAAGACTCTTCCGTCTCCGACGTACCAGTCTCCTCACATTCATACTCATCATCCTTTAATCCACGGTAAGGAAGTTTGTTTTTTATGCAATATTCCTTAATCATATTTTCTATGTCTTTTGTAGCAATGTTTTTTGCTGCATTATAATCTGCGTTTGCAGTATATCCACAAGAAACACAAACAAATTTTTCTTGTGTCTTGCGATTATCTTCGTGGATCGTTCCACACTCTGAACACCTTTGAGACGTGTATTGAGGATTTATCTTCACAACCTTAATTCCCACAATCTTTGCCTTATATTCTATCTTTGTTTGAAGATCAAAATATCTCCAATTTTTAAGAAACTTTGGCTTTTTCCCGGCAGTAATGCCAGAAAGGTTTTCCATTTGAATGGTTTTAGCTCCTTCTTTTATTGCTCGGTTAATCAATGCTTTAGACATTTTGTGGTTCATTGTATCTGCCCAACTACTCTCCCTGTTTTCGATTGAAAGCGTTGGCTCTAGGGCTTTCTTTCGTCCTCTTCCTTTGCGCTCTTCATAGTTTTTATATCCTCTTTGAATACTTCTTCTTCTTTCCCGAAATTGGGTTTGATTTTTTCGTATTAAAGAAGCATCCATTGAAAAGTCCCGCTTTTCGGAATTAGAAAAAGCAATAGTCCACGGATGCGCTATCCCCAAATCAATTCCCATAATAACATTTGAGTCTAGCTCTGTGACAACCGGAGGGTGTTTGCAAGACACAAGAAAGAAAATCTTATTATCTTTTATCTGCAAATAGCACTCTCCGGTTCCAAGCCTCCCTTCCCACATACTCTTCATTTCTTTTTTGAGAAAAGCAGGAAGCTTTGAACTTTTTAAAACAAAGCTAATTTTTCTTTCCTCTTTGGGAACACTCTTTGACCCTGTTGTAAGCCTAACACAAAATTCTTTCTCCTCGGACAAAAAGAGTTCATAACTGCCCTTGGGGAAGGGAACTGGGCTTGTTCTTTTAAAGAACAAAACAGACTCTTCTTTTTTTACTAAAGTTGCAAACCTGTGTCTCACATAAAAGTCTCCAACTTGTATTTTAAGTCCTTCCATAATCGGAGTAGAAATCAAGAGATATTTTGGTTTAACCAGAGTATGATAGGTTTTAGACTTAAGACACCCCTCCTTTGAAGATTTATCATACTTGCCGTTTTTAAATTCAAAAGACGAGAGCAGCTTGTTTTCTATTTCTAAATTCTTTCTATCTGCTAAATAATATTCTACAGCATAAGTGTTTTTTATGTCTGAACATTGTTCTGACAGTAAACGAATCTTTTTCCCAAACTCCTGCCAAGAAAGTCCAATCGGCTTATGAATTTGAAATTTCTTAATTGTAACGTTTCCCATTTTTTATATCCTTTCACGATTTCTTCTAGCTTAAAGTTTCAATTAAAAAATCTTCAGAAGAAGCCAAGCAATAGACAGAAAGCTTGCCCCAACAAGAAATGGACACCAAAGCGGAGCCGTCTCTGCAAGAAGTTCTTCTTCCTTGTGCTTCTTATATGGCTTTTGCCGAATAATATAAACAATCATCAGAATTCCAGCCGTTGTATAAAAATTCAAAACAAAGGGAAAGAAAAAAGAAAGATTATACCAATCCCAAATACACATGATCACCCATGAATTCCAAGCCACCTGAAGCACAGACACGAAAAGGGCAATAGCCGCAGCCACAATATAATAAATCGCTTTCATTTTACTTTTCCTCTGCCTTGAGAACAACCCCAGGATAAGATGCTTCCATCGAACCATCAAAAAACCCGCTGGAGTACGCTGAATGCAGAATGCTCAACAACAAATTCCTTTCCTCTTCTTTGAAAGAAAGATGCGAAACCATCTTAAAAAAAACATTTGCCTGGTCGTTAATCCTCTCACTAAGCAGCAAAGCCTTCTTTTCGTAGTCTGTGGTTATGGTGTCCATTTTCTTTTTACCTCTTGTCTGAAAGTTTCCCCATTATAATCGGCGGGAACAAAACTCAAGCGAAAAGAACAACAAGAACAAAACAAAAAACAAGAAAGCCTGTTGCATAATCGAGAGTCTTTTCGGAATTATATCCGTTGTGATAATACGACATTTTGTTTTCTTTCTGATTACGTTGTGGACCAAACTCTACCAAAAATCTTCTTTCCGTATCTCTCTTCCATTCTCAAGAGAGCGCGCTTCATATTCTCGACGCCCTTTGGGTTTGCACTGTGGATGTTGACAGTCGGAGGATTCCAGTCTCGATGAAAAAACATCCACTCGTCCATCCAGTTGATAACATCCATACCCGTCTTAAGTCCATCGCCCAAATCATGATCAAAAGAAACCTCTGAAACGTTTTGGAGGGTTCTAAGAAGATAAATCATGTCCTCTGCTGTCTTCACCGGCTCCCAGCCAGAAGGACATTGCCTTTCGTCATCTAAAAAAAGCTTCTTCATTTTGTTTTCTTTCTTTTGTTGGGAAGATACTTAAAACTTAAGAGGCTGTGGGATCTTCGGCGACTACCACAATCACGCTGTTCGTAAACGTAGGCTGTAAAAATACAGCCGCCCCTTAAACTCAATTATCGGGCAAGCTGTTCATCCTCGATGCGCTTATCGTATCCGCGATTAAAAGCAAGCTCCACAAGCCGCTTCATCTCGTCAATCGTAACCACCTCGAAGCTCTCTTGCGGCAGATTGCTATCGTTGCAAGAAGCCGTGTAGGTCTTGTCCATGTCCTTGTTCTTGCTCAAGAAAAAGCGCATTTTATCCTCCTATTGGAGCAAAGCGTTTTAGTCAACAAAAACCTTCATTCCGCAATCAATCCCGTTGCGCTCGCACAGACGAACAACATAGTCCTTCGCCTCTCGAAGTCCCTCTCCCGTCTTCTCGCGACGATATTTAATGGCCTGGATAGCATGGTCATTAGTAGCCATGCCAAGAATAGTCCGGTCATTCTCGGAAAGAAGCGACGATGAAGACGTTGCCCCGTAAATGTCCTCCACCGTCCGCATGAAGATCTCGGGGTGGCGAACCGCAATCTGCTTCATGAAAGCTGCGGTCTTCTCGTTATTGGTTGCTGCAGCAATCTTCTCGATGCAATTGAAGTAGCGAAGACGATACTTGAGACTATCGAGATTATGAGACATTTTCTTTCTCCTTAGTTTCCGAAGTTGATGAGCTGATTATAACAGAAATTTGTGCAAAGAGTCAACAATTAAATTATCTCTCCTCGCAACGAAAATCTTCTTGGTTGTAGTGCTCAAGACTCAAAAGCTCACAATAGTCCGGATGCTTGCGGAAAAGAGCCCGAAGCTGAAGACGGGCGACGTCAACAAGAGGAATCTGTCCATGCCAATACCAAGTGCTCCCACGAACCGAAGAAATCTGGTCGTAAAGCTGCTGACCAAGCGTGCCCGGACGACGATCTGACACCTCTCGCACGTAGCCACCACCTGGCGGAGCCCACCACTCCTGCGTGGTCTTATAGTCCTTCCCATCGCAGTCCTCGAAAAAGAAAGTCACCTCCACGAGAGTCTCCTCGGTCTCTCGGATGGTGTAACGACGAGGATTGTTTCGAATGCTCATCTTTTTCTCCTTGTTCTCGATTTCTTCGAGCATTATATGAGAAACTTGCGGAGAAGTCAATAAAGAAATTACTTCCAAACAAGGATGCTGAACCAAATAGCAGTAGACAGACAAAGAAAATAACTAAGGCCATTGAAAATGGCATGCTTTTTATAGAGCACAGCGTCAACAAACTTTACAACAAACCAAAGAAAACTCCACATCGAAGCAAAGAAAGAAACAAAAAAAATAATCTGCGTCCAGAGGATGCTGTCGAACATGTCAATCCCTCCAGTTTCTGCAAGCGTTTTTATTTTCATTCTTCTTCTTGTCCACAAAAGAACCCGCCTTGCGAAAGTGAGCAACCACCGCAATTTGATTGCGAATCTTCCCCATCTTCCGATTCTTCTTGGTGCTCACTTTCTTAAACCTCACTTCCGCTTTCGACGGTTCATCCACTCTGAGATCTTTGCCCAAACAATCACAGCAACGAAAACAAAAACCATCGTTGCCCCAACCCAAACGATTCCACCTTCCTCCCAAAGATAAAAATCTTGTGTTGCTTCCTGAGAACTGCGATAAACAATCACCTTTTCCATCTTTTCTTCCTCCGAAAGAAGATAAAATAACAATAGCATACTTAAAAAAAGAAGTCAATCCCCTAAAACGGCAAAAGCCGGGAATTTCACCCGGCTCTTCAGCTAGCAACTATGGGAACCCAATGCCTCATGTCTAGCGTGCGTGCTATGTGATACACCACATGCCTGCTCAGGAACTTACACAGCCTGGTATAGGCAGACTGCCCTGAGACTTCCCGCGTCTCCCGACAGGGGGGACCGCTTCTTGCCGTTACTCCCGGCTTATCGGTCCTAGTCGCGAACAAGATAATAATAGCAGAGCACAGGAGACTTGTCAATCTTTATTTTCTTCTTCCTTGTCCAAAAGAAACGGCCATGTTTTCTTTACTTCTCCTTTTAGTCCCAAATAATTATAATGTCCTTCGGAGGAAAGTTTGTATGTGAGCTTGTTCATTTCTATTGCAAGACCATAGGGGCAACCGTAGAGATCTGCAATTTCCTCCTGCTCTTCGGATACTCCAACAAAGTTAGGATTACATTCTTTAAAATCGCTGTAACACTTATCAGAAATCTTTTTCGCCGTTCCTGTACCAATAATAAACCCTTTCAACTGTCTCTTGGCACAATACAACCCTTCGTTTGCTTCATTAAAATAGCTTATTGGCAAGAAGTAATTCATTGCGCACACACACATATATATAATTATATATATTTATTCTTCTTCGACGTCCACAAGCTCTTGGATATATCCTCGTTCTTGAGAAAAGATTGGGATTTCTTCATCTGATACGCCGCTTTCCACAACACACCAGCCCCTCTTTTTCCACGTTTCAATGTCGTTCCAGTTAATTCCATAACCAGAAAACAACATCTCTTGCATCTCTCCCGTATTCTTTCCGTGAAGAGCCTTTGAAGAAAACTTTGATTGGGCAAGAGAGGCAATAGAATTCCTTGTTGCGTCCTGTTGCCTCCAAATAAAATAATTCACAACTTCTTCTCTTGGCAAGACAAAGCACCTTGAATCAAAATGAGCGTCTTTGTTTTTGTGTGGTGCGTTTTTATTAAAGGCAAGTGTTGCAATAGAAGCCGAAACAGAAGCTATCTTCTGCACATTCTTATCAAACCAAGAACAAGTTTTATAAGTTTCGTAATCTGTGCAAAGAACAGAGATTTCATCGCTTTGAAGATAGGCCAAGCTCGCACCTTGAATACTTTTAATTAATGCCTTGGCTGTCTCCGTCATGGCAAAATGAAGATTCATATCCCAAGGGAACTCAAGACCTCTTGTATAGCTATGGAAAGCTTTTCCATCTATTCGAATAATCATCGGCATTCTGGGGGTTAGATGAAGTCTCGAGATATTTTCGTATCCCTTCATGCGGATTGCGAGATCGGAATTCTTTCTTGGCATTATCTAACCTTCTTTCTAAAACTCCATCTTACCGGGAAAAACGAAAGATGTCAATACTTAAAAACCCTTACACAGTCTGCCTGTACAGCGTCTTCTAGGTTGTGTATAAAAGCTTCGTGAGTAAACATTTTCATTTTCCCATACAAAAGTGCCTGAAGCTCTTGCGGCATCTGGTCAAGACAAGTAATGGCTAGAATCACATTCAGCGGATAAGTAGTTTGTTTATAGTCGTGAGAAATAGTTGTTCCAACTTTGGTTATATCTAACCACGCATATCTTAATATGTCTTGATGCATATTTGGTTGGTTTGTAATATCAACAATTCCATATGGAGCTTCTTTTAATTCGTTTTCTAACGGTCCCGCCCCATGTCTTGTAAGATAAGGTCGCGTAACATAATAAATATCAAGCATCTCTTTAATTCTAGCTTCTTCTAACATAGCCAAAACGTTTGTCAACCCCGTCCTAGACCTCGTAACGTGGGGAAAGTCTTTACCGTATTCATCTAACAAAAGACCCTGAGCCCCCTCAAAAATAAAGTGTTCGTAATTTGGTAGTTTTGTAGAAGATTGAGGCCATAAGAAAGATTCACATCGTGCAGTCATAATGGCACAGTCTTCGTAATACTGTTCCCACATTTGTTTATTGTCAACTTGCTCTAAATCTTCTATAATGTTAAGCTCCCTCATCCTCCTGGGAAGCCAGAAATTAACAATCAATTCGATCTTTTTCTTCAAAAGGGATCTGTTTGAAAGATCCCTAAAAACAATAGCAAAGCCTGCCTCGCTCCTGGTAACAGTTTCGTTGATACCAAGGCCACAACTCCCGTGTTTATATTTGCCTCTTAAAGCTTCAATTGTTTGGTTTAAAATCATATCAACTGGTGTGGTTACAAGACATCGTGGATCTGCCAAAACAATTGGGTCTGGTGGCAGAGATAGAAGCTCTTGAGAAAACAAAACAGGATTTACAATAAAATGCTTGGAGAAGTAAGTAGCAGCCCCATTAAAAGTGCCTGAGCCAAAGTGATGAAAGACGTGTCGGCTGCCATCAGATTTAATTACAGTATGAGCAGCTTGAGCCCCGCCGTTGAATCTAATTACAAGGCTTTTATTATCCGACAAGCAATCAACAACGTGTCCCTTGCCTTCGTCGCCATAATTAGTTCCAATGACAGCCGACAGTCGCATTGCACCCTTCTTTCTATAGAGTAATCAGCCCTTGAGAGTCTGAGGATGCGGAGCTTGTTAGGCCAGAGATTGCTTTATGAACAACCATGGCCGTACTGCCATCCCACGAATCAGCAACGTCGTCTGCTTTAGAACCTTCCACAACTTGAATTGCCGAAACAATAACTTCAGCCATCTTGGTGTGATCGGTCAAAGTCAAAGAACGCTCTCCTAGCAACGCTCTCCAGCGGTCTACAACCCAACTATCATATGAGCCACCTTCAGCAACATTCAAATGAAAAACCTCCCAATTTCGTGTGAGCATTGTCAAAAGCTGTTTCCCGGAAATGTCTTCGCCGATAGTATCCCCGAAGACTGATTGGGCATGCTCAACAAGAATCTTTGGAGTTGGTCCGTCATCGCCAACAGTAAATAAATAACCCTTTCTGTTTCTCTTTTCAACGGCATCGCACGAGGTATGCTTCGCAGCAAAATAATGCAAGAGAGAATATCCTTCGGAATCATTTCCTCCGCCGCCGCCCTCAAGATAAAGCTTTTCAAGCTGTTCTGCGATACGAATATCTGCTTCAAATTGAGAAACTTGAAGCGGAGAATTATCGCAGTATGCATCGCCGATTGCAGCGCAAAGAACATGAGGATCGCGCACCGGCTTTCTATTATAAATCTCTTCGAACAGGGTTTTCAGTCCCTTTTTTGCCATTATTTCCAAAATACGAGACATTGAACCCGTAACGTCTAGTCCAACGATAATTGGAGTAGAGTTGGGATTGTCTGCGGAATCCCTAGATTCTCGCAGCCCATTCTTTATTTTCTTTGGATCTAAATCATCGTTCATTGAAGAGGACTTGTAGATGTGAGCCGCAGTCGTCGAAGCCTTGTGCAAACCACGCGAGCTAGAATAAGAAGCCCAGTCTGTTGGTGAAAATCTTCCGCTTCCCATGATTATTCTCCCTGTTTGTAAGCTTCATCGACGTGAAGCTCCATTTTGACAAATTTGCGTTTTCCAAATGTTTTTTGCAACGCCTCATGCCACAACTTGTAAGCACGCTGAGCCGTGTCGTCCACCGGAATCTGCACCAGATCGACCATGGGGCTTGACGATAAAGAACGTCCTGTAATATCTCCCAACAACTCTCGAACAGTAGCCCTAATTATCTCAAGATCTACTAGAGGTGTAGCAATTTTGTTACATTTCACCTCCCATGGCAGATACTTGTATGTTCTAATTGGCAACGTAGAAATCTTTTCATCTATTGGAACAGCAAACCACCAACTTCCCAACAAAGACACGCTGTGATCAGAAGGAGAAATAAAAACGGAATCAAGAGAAATATCTCCATGAACTATCTTAGCCCACTCCAAATAACACGCTATGTTGTGCAATCCACTCCCAATCCATGCTACATGAACTGGTTCAATCTTTCCCTTGTAATAGCTAAAAACTTCTCGCAACGGAACAAGGTTTTTTGACTTTGGAATCGTTAAAAGAAGTTTATCATCTTCAAGTTCAAATACTTTTATTGACTCTGGAAGGGTTTTCGACATCTCTTTCTTCATTTTATCATCTGCATAATGAAGATTTTTTATAGTTCTCTCTGCTCTTTTTGAAAATTGTTCGAACTTCTTATCAATTAAATATGAAATGTGGGTATTCGCAATATAAACGTACCCCAATTCGAAGCTTCTGCTAACTAGGTATTTGAACCTAATACTCCCACCACCCTTCTTTTTCAAATCAAGAAAACTAGAACCTCTCCATTTCCCAGTTTCTAGAAGCCTTACTGCTTCTTTATAAAGCTCCGTAATATGTGACATTACCTTGGCATCACCAGTTGTTTTATCAGGATGCCAATAAAGAGCCAATTCGTGAAATTTCTTTTTTGCTTCTGCAAGATCACCTGGAAACAAAGACTCTGGAACAGTGAACTCAAGAATTTGTTTTTCTGTTTCCATTTTTAATTCTTTCTGCTCGCACTTCTTTTCCTACGCGCCCGACTGCTTCTGTAACATATAATCTACCCAAGCATCCGCCATCTTGGCAGCCAACATTACAGACCATAAGACAGGAATTTCAATATAGTCTGGAAGAAAACCCTCTGGCCACACTCCTGTCTTTTGCACGATATCATATGCCCGTATATGCTCATAATTGTGAGATCAAACCAATCATAAAGAGACATTTTATCCTCCGTTTCCTACGCGCCCGGAGAGGCTTGAACTCCCGACTTGTATTTTTTATACAAAAGCGAGTTCGACTCCACTATTTATAATAACGCCCTGGGCAGGGCTCGAACCTGCATTATTCCAATTACGGTACACACGGGTAGAAGCCGTGGCCGTTACCAGGGCAATAGGAGAACACCATCCCGTTCGAGATTTAAACCACGAAATCATCAGCCGACATGAGTTTAAGCTCTCTCCTCTTATTAAAAATAATGAATTTACAAAAAAGTCAACATATTTCACTTCGTGTGCTATATTTATAATGTGTCGAAACGTCTTTCTACAACTTCTGAAAAAAGCCTCCCTATAACTATCCTCAGTCAACGTATTCGACTCGTTCCAAATAACATCCAAACAACCTTTTTCGAACGTTGTGCTGGTGCATCTCGCTTCGTCTACAACTGGGGATTGGACCGTTGGAAAACTCAATACGAAGCCGAAGGAAAGCCCTCTTGGATCAGTCTTAACACCGAGCTGAATGCCTGCAAAAACACCGAATTTCCTTGGATGGCAAAATTGCCGTGGGCTGTTGCTGCAACGGCGTTGTCCAACCTCGGCAATGCTTTCTCCAACTTCTTTCGCCGTATCAAATCTGGCCAAAAGCCCGGCTATCCCCGCTTCAAGTCGAAGAAACAAAGCAAAATGTCCTTCGCCGTTGAAGGTCGAGCCCTTCGCTTTGACGGCCGAAGAGTTAAGATTCCCAAGCTTGGTTGGGTCCGCACTCGACAAGAGATAAGATTTCCTGGTAAAATCCTGTCCGCTCACTTTACGAAACATGCCGGTCATTGGTACGTCTCGGTCCAAATTCAAGTCTCCGACTCCTGGTCCTATCCCCATCGCTGCGAAACCCAAGAAGCGGTTGGAGTGGATCTCGGGCTCCGAGACCTTGCCGTGCTTTCTACGGGAGAACGGGTCGAGGCTCCACGCATTCTGCGTGCTCATGAAACCAGACTGCGACGATTCAACAAGGAAATGTCTCGTCGCGTCATAGGAGGAAGAAATTGGCAGAAGACTAAAACGAAGCTTGGACGGCTGCATGAACGGATTTCCAACATCCGCAAAGACGTAACGCATAAGCTTACCGCTCGGCTGGTCCGAGACTTTCGTCGGATTGGAATCGAGGACTTGAACGTCAAGGGGATGATGGCAAATCATCATCTTGCCAAGTCGATTGCGGATGCTGCCTTGTCGGAAATCAGGCGTCAGCTTATGTATAAAGCTCCGCTTGCCGGCAGTGAAATCATTGTTGCCGACCGCTGGTTCCCTTCTTCCAAGCTGTGTTCCGACTGTGGAACAAGACGAGAAGGACCGTTGCCTTTGTCCATCCGAGAATGGGTTTGTGAGGTTTGTGGGGTTGTCCACGACCGAGACATCAACGCAGCCATTAATCTTAGAACCGCCGCCCTGGCGGGGATAGCCTGCTGTCAAGAAAGCTCTGGTTCTGGCCCTACGGCCAGAACGAAACTTCCTCATGGGCAGGAATTGAGCAACTGTGTTAACTAATGGGTTCATGGTTTAAGTCTCAAATGGGAACTGAGCTACGGGCGCTAATATTAAAAAGCATACCCTCCCGTATCGTCTTTCACTTCTGTCACTTGGGAAGAACCCCCAGCTTTATAAACCCAACCGGACCAACTCCGTTAGAATGGCTCCTCACTGGTTTCACAATTTCTTTTTCTTCTCTTAGCACTTCAACGTGAATCGAACCAATCACCACATACCCACCACCAAACTTCTTTCTTGCCTCTCGGGTGAAAAGAAGCTCATATCGAGAATTGCCAACGTCCTTCGAAAAAACCTTGAAAGCCTTACCCTTATTGGCCCTTTCAAAAGCTTTCGCAATGCAAGAACCGATATCCTTGTCTTCCGTCTTCATTGCATAAAGCGGCCGAGACATACTAAAATACTTGTCAACTCCACACTCGAAATAGATCCTGTTAGACATTTTAATTATCCTTTCTTGTCCAAATTCCATTTCTTGACGACTTCTGGCATTTCTTTGTTATAGTGGTCGGGGTCGTGTTGGTAAAGAATCTTCACGACCTCAACATGGCCTTTTGCCGAAGCCCATCGGATGGCATGGTTGTCATCGGCCGTTGGATCAACCCTCTTGTCGGAAAGAAGAATCTTCACGACCTCAACATGGCCTCTTTCCGAAGCCCATAGGATGGCATAGTTGTTATCGGCCGTTGGATCAACCCTCTTGTCGGAAAGAAGAATCTTCACGACCTCAACATGGCCTTTTGCCGAAGCCCATCGGATGGCATGGTTGTCATCGGCCGTTGGATCAACCCTCTTGTCGGAAAGAAGAATCTTCACGACCTCAACATGGCCGCAACTCGAAGCATCTTGGATGGCAGCGTTGTCATCGGCCGTTAGATCAACCCCGCAATCCAAAAGAGTTCTCCACGTCGAAGCTTTCTTCAAAGACATCCGAGGACCAAGAAGAATCTTGTTTGCCTTCCACTTGCTCCCACCGGGGTCCTTATAAATCTGCAAATCCTCGTCGTTTGGAAACGTCACCTCTCTGATCCACGGGCCGTAATTAAGGAATTCGCAGATATGCTTTTCGTCGGAGAAATATATTCCTCCGGAAGTACAGGTTCCTTGAGGATTAAAGGGCAAGACATCGACATTAAGCCCCGTCTTGTAATGCATTCTGTTGTGGCGCTCTTTTTCATTAAGAATCTTGAAGAACGGCATGGTGATGTCCTTTGTTAGAAGATGGAGCCATCTTATCTTATTTTTGTTGTCTTGTCAAGCCCTCAACATATTTACATCCATCGGAATACCCATCGTCGTATCCATCGTCGTATCCCGCATTCCTCGCTGAAACTTTTGCAGAGTCAATACACATTTTGCAAGGAAGAAGATAATAGCTACCCGACTCCCCGGATTCTTGGACTTCCAAAACACTAGCACAAACTCTACAATAAAACTTTCTTTCCATCTTCTTCCTCCTCCTCAAACAAAACAAATTTAGAATGAAATATCTTGATAGTTTCTTCTGTAAAAGGAATCTTTAATCCAACCAACTTAGATTCTCCGCTAAGGGGATCTTTCTTAGTTCTTCTAAAATAATGAGCCATAACCCTATGTCCGAAAAGATATTCTTTTTTGTCTTTTATCGCAATCCTAGACTTAAACTTGTTGTTAAATTTAGGATAAAGTCTGTAATTTGTAAAGTGTCTTTCACCCTCATCTGTTGGTGTCGCCATTCCGATCTCACAATAGCACAAAATATCTCCCAACGAGTTTATTTTATCTTGAAATTCTTCATGAAACAACACTCCAAATGGAAAAAAGTAAAACATTTAAAGCAAATCCCAAAGGTTCTTATAAAGAACATCAGAAATATTCTTTGGTAACTCTTCTTGTGTTTCAGCCAAGTGCTTTATAAACTTCAAGAACTTTTCGTCTACTTCCTTGGCGATTTGCTCTGCCTGCCTTTTCGCAAGGTGTTTAAGCCGCCTTTCATATTGCTTTTTTGATATACGGAGATTGCGTTTTCTTCTCATAATATTTAAACCAGCCTATTCATCGCCCCGTTCCTATTGAGAAGCTTATCTCCAATAGCAACAATTAAAGGATTTGGTTCCATTACTTGACCAACACCAGAACGAAAAACTTTATCCAAAGCCGCACCTTCGTTCCCTGGTCCCATTGCCCAACAAGACATAATCTTTGAGACTTAACCACGACACGAACCCGTTAGTTAACATGGGGTTAAGCCTTCTCCTTCTGTTAAAAAGAACGAATTTACAAAAAAGGAGTAAATTCCACTTCGTATGCTCTATTTATAGTATGTCGAAGTTTTATACTACGACGATAAAAAGAACCGCCGCCCTGGCGGGGATAGCCTGCTGTCAAGAAAGCTCTGGTTCTGGCCTTACGGCCAGAACGAAACTTTTTCATGGGCAGGAATCGAGCAGCCGTATTAACTAAGGAGTTCATGGTTTAAGTCTCGAAGGGGAAAATAAAGAACCGGCCTAGATCGTGCGCCGGTTCTTTCTAAGTCGCCTACTTTTCAAGGCAGTTTGTTTTTTTACTAGATAAAGTTGTTTTTTTGTGAGCCCAGCGAGAGCATCACCACCTTTCCTTTTAGGATTATTTGTTCTCTCGGCCGTGATTCAAGAGAGACAACCAGAGGCCCCACCACGGGGGATTTGGTTAGTGGCCGAGAGAACAAATCTTTTAAGCAGTTGCCTCTGCCGACTGCTCGTTTGCCCTCTTTTCCTTGCGAGTCTGCGTCATGTCCTTGGGAAGAAGATCGGAAAACTTCTTAATCTCCTCTGCAGCCGCAGTCTCAAGATTCAGAAGATCATCAAGGGTGTTAACCTTCTTGAGATTCTTCTTTGTAAGAACCCTCCTCATTTCTCCAAGAACTCCAGAGAAATCCGAATAGAACTTTGAAAAACTGCCGTTTGAAAGCGAAAAACAATGCTTGTTGCTACCGATCTTGAAAACCTCACCTCCCACCGTATACTCTCGGAAGTAATCTCCCTTATCCTCGTCGGGGATGGCAATGCGCACCTCTGCGCCACTAAGGACTGCGGTCTTTCTCACGTAAACCTTCTTCTCCGACTTAAACTCGTCGGGGAGCGTGCGATACCCAGCGTCCCAATGGCTCAAGGCATCTGTATCCGTCTTGCCATACTTGCGAAAAATCTTGTACCAAACCACAGGCATACCATTCTTGGCCTTGCCTCGCCCAAAGCCCTTGGGCTTCTCCTCGGTCGTAGTGTTGTCGGTGACGGTCAGGGTGCTGTTATCGCTGTCCATTTTACTTCTCTCTTTCAAGTTTGTTGTCCAAGACAAAAACTATATTATTCGATCTCTCTCTAAAAGTCAAGATTAAATCATCGGAGCGCGGCCGAAATAATCGTCCTTCAAAGCTTCCATGATCTTCTTGGACATCTTCACAGTCCATTCATTCCTGAGATCACACTGGTCCTCCATCTCAGACCAACGCTTGATGCAAGCCAGAAAAAGACCAAAGACAGACTGTTGCAGCGTCCTGTGCTGACGAGTGATTGCATCAACAAATGGCTTTTCATCATAGCAGCAGTTGTTAACAAGGCTTGCAATCTGCTCTGCCGTCTTCTCTGCGTCAAGGTTCATTTTTTTCTCTCTTGTTCGCCCTGTTTTAGGAATTCCCCTTCGAGACTTAAACCATGAACTCCTTAGTTAACAAGTTAACACGGACGCTCGATTCCTGCCCATGAGAACGTTTCGTGCTGGCCGTAAGACCAGAACCAGAGCTTTCTTGACAGAAGGCTATCCCCGCCAAGGCGGCGGTTCTTTCATAAGTCGTAGTACAAAACTTCGACACGCTATAATTATAGCACACGAAGTGAAACATGTTGACTTTTTTTGCAAATTCGTTGTTTTATTCAGCAGTTTATTAACTACAGTTCAAGTCTCAAACGCCTTGGAAATCTCAAGCTCTGGTTTTTCCACTGTATTCTCCAAGGGTTTAATTAAAACCGGCAACCTGCCTTCTTCAACAGCTTCACGACCTCAACATGGCCGTTTTCCGAAGCCCATAGGATGGCACGGTTGTCACCGGCCGTTGGATCAACCCTTTTGTCGGAAAGAAGAATCTTCACGACCTCAACATGGCCGTTTTCCGAAGCCCATAGGATGGCACGGTTGTCACCGGCCGTTGGATCAACCCTCTTGTCGGAAAGAAGAATCTTCAAGACCTCAACATGGCCTCTTTCCGAAGCCACTCGGATGGCATAGTTGTCATCGGCCGTTGGATCAACTCCGCAATCCAAAAGAGTTCTCCACGTCGAAGCTTTCTTCAAAGACATCCGAGGACCAAGAAGAATCTTGTTTGCCTTCCACTTGCTCCCACTTGGGTCCTTATAAATCTGCAAATCCTCGTCGTTTGGAAACGTCACCTCTCTGATCCACGGGCCGTAATTAAGGAATTCGCAGATATGCTTTTCGTCGGAGAAATATATTCCTCCGGAAGTACAGGTTCCTTGAGGATTAAAGGGCAAGACATCGACATTAAGCCCCGTCTTGTAATGCATTCCATGGTGGCACTCGTCGTCATTAAGAATCTTGAAGAACGGCATGGGGATGTCCTTTGTTAGAAGATTGAGTTCTTACCGAGGATATCAAAAACAAAAGAAGATGTCAAGCGGGTTCTTTACCGCTTTCTTCTATTTTCTTTTTTGCGTCTTTCGGGCAGCAGTCTGGACAATAAAGAATCGCCTTTGGTTCCGGTTGCGAAAAAACCTCGACGTACCACTCTTTTACAGATTCTTTAGTCTTTACAAATTCTTTGTTACAAACAGAACAATGGTCGGTTTTCATCATTAAAGAAGAAGAAGCTTTAATTTCTTTTGCAATCTTCTTAACAAACTGATTAACTTTCTTTCTTCTTATCTTTCTTTCGAAGCTCATTAGTCACCATCTTTCTTTCCAATAGAAGAAGAATAAAGATCCTTACCCCAACCGCCTCCCTTTAGAACAAAGGTAGTTTTATAATTTGTTTGCTTCTCTGTTTCTTCAGAAGAACAATCGGGACATTTAATAGACCCTCGCCCTTTCGTCACAATCTCTTCAAATCTCTTCCCGCATTTCTGACAAACAAACTCGAACAAGGGCATTGTACATTCTCCTGCGTGTATACGCATATATATATTTATTTAATTATATCTCTCGCTTTTGGGGTAGAGCACCACATGAGGTCTCCTGGATATGTCGAACTATGGATATAACTTACCATATCTTTTGCCCAAAGCTTCATTAAAGAGTCTATTACCATAGCGTTTGAATATCCTGACTCTTCTACAATATATTCCTGAGAAAGATAAGACCTTGCGGCACAGGTTCTTAATATATTTTTGTCTCTCTTGTCTTCTGCTCTCAACAAGGCTTTTAAAATCTTTTCTTCGTACACTGTTAGTTTGTTTTCCACTATTTTAATTAGTCTATATAATCTAGTCCTTCACCCCAAAAGTTCGGATTTTTTCTTTCCCATACAACAAAATAACCCGAAAGAACAGAAATATTATCTCTCTTAAAGACTTTGTATGGATGTCGCGTAGCAGCACTTATAGTTCCATATTTTGGTCTTGGCTTGGATTTTTGAAACTTCTTTCTCTTAGGAATCTGATTAAGAAAATTCATGCACCCGTCCAAGAACACACTTACGTCATATTCTGCAAGATATTCTTCAAGCATTTTCTCAAGTGGATACAAATATCCTACAATTGCATACCACTTGTTTCCTCCTTTATCGTTGGAGCGAAAATTATCAAAGCTCAGCACCGTTGCGCTATATCTTGCTTTCTTCTTTTCTTCTGAACAGCTTAAAGAAAATCCTCTTTCTGGAATCTCCAAGAAGTCGCAAGGAATCAAAAACTTATTTGTCTCTTCAAAAGAATCCTCTTCTACTTGCTCTTCTTCCGGAAGGCTTATGGAAGATTCTCCAACGCCCAACTTCTCCATCTTCTGTAAGATATCAAGTGCCGATGTCTTTTGTGTCATATAGATATTTCTCTTTCACAACAAATTGCTTCTTTGTCTTGGGAGAAATCACCAGATAAGGTCGACTTCCCTTCGACACAGATTGAATTGTTTGATCTTTATTATCCAAAACGATAACATCTTCTGTTGTAATCTTGGTTTTATCCTGCGAAGCGTAATACTTTCTGTTCTTATTAAAATTGTTCGGACGATAAACCCTAACTAACTGTCCCTCTTCAAACTTCGGAGGTTCAAGATAAACTCTCCACACTCTATTAGACCACTTGTTATGACAAATGTAAAGATAGTCTGAGTAGTTTTGCGGAGGACGAATAAAATATTTATTACTCGACGCATCCCAAAGTTGTGTTTTAGAGAAAATGCTTCTAGCGTTGGGATATTGAGCGCACAAACTCCAGTTTGCAGACTTGTTGCCAGCACCCAGCGAGAAATTATAATACCCTAAACAAGCTTCCCACCGTTCCTTACATCTTTCGGTGTTTTCTTCAAACCATTTAGAAAAGCCTTTACCGCCAAAGCAATCATATACCTTTTCTCTTGAGAACAAATCGTTTGCCATTACACTAATAAACGAAAGTTGCCCAACGGAAAGAGTTGTGATTCTCGCTTTGCTAAGCAGATCAAGATAATAGCTTTGATATTTATTTTTCCAAATCTCCCAATGAGGAGACTTGTTTCCTTTTAGGTTTTCATTTAGAGTCTTCAAATACTTAAGGTTTTGTTTTGTTACCTCATCCAAACTAGACGGATATTCCGGCTCAATTGGCATGTTCTTAAAAAGAATCGGATTAAACATGGCAACCCGCTTTCGACAACAGCTTCACAACTTCGTAGTGGCCTGCTTGCGAAGCCACTAGGAGGGCATAGTTGTTGTCGACCGTTGGATCAACCCTCTCGTCGGCAAGAAGAATCCTCACGACCTCTGCATGTCCTTTTAACGAAGCCCATCGGATGGCACAATTGTATGAATCCGCTGGATCGACTCTCTTATCGGCAAGGAGAGCCTTCACAACTTTACTGTGACCTTGCTTCGAAGCCCATCGGATGGCAGCGTTGCTATCGTCCGCTGGATTAGCCCTTTTGTCGGAAAGAAAAAGCTTCACAGCTTCAACATAACCACTATACGAAACCTTTTGGAGTGCGCTGTTCGTTGGAACAACCCCGCAATCCAAAAGAGTTCTCCACGTCGACGCCTTCTTCAAAGACATCCGAGGACCAAGAAGAATCTTGTTTGCCTTCCACTTGCTCCCACCGGGGTCCTTATAAATCTGCAAATCCTTGTCGTTTGGGAACGTCACCTCTCGGATCCACGGGCCATATCTAAGGAAATCGCAGATGTGCTTTTCGTCGGAGAAATACAAACCTCCGGGGTCACAACTTCCGCTAGGATTAAACGGCAAAATGTCGACGTTAAGACCCGTTTTATACTTCATTCCATAGTGGCGCTCGTTGTCGTGAAGAATCTTAAAGAACGGCATGGCGATATCCTTTGGTAAAAGCTAAATTCTTGCCGAGGATAACAAAAACAAAAGAGGATGTCAATAGCTATTTTTTAACGAGAACACAACTTAGCGTAATTAACATGGAGGCGGCGCTAAGAGCGTTGAGAAGCGCAAACACTTCTACTTTCGTAGGATCAAGAATCCCGGCCCCAATCATATCAGGTACAAAACCTCTTGTCAAGAAATTATACCCTTTCCATAAACTTTTGTTTTTATTTCTTTTATTTCTCTTTAGCACCTCTGAAGAAAGAGAATCAAAGCTAACGCCAGAATTGCCACAAAGCTTTCTGAATGGAGAAGATAGGGCATTTTTAATGATTTGAGCACCATGTTTTTGTTCCTCTGTTTTAAAATCGCACATCTTTAAAGATTCGGATTGAAGCAGCAAGGGGATGCCTCCACCAGGAAGATACCCATGTTCTAGAGAAGACTTAACCGCCTCTAAAGAGTCCTGAACTCTGTGCGTTTTTTCTATTGCTTCTGCTTCTGTATACCCTCCAACACGTATAACCGCAGCTCCAGAAGAAAGTCTAGAAATTCTTCCTTCAAGAATCTTTTGTTTTATTTCGCTCTCTTCTCGGCGAAGCTCTTCTTTTAATTCTTCTGTCTTGGCAAGTATCTTTGCTTGCTCTCCTCCTCCACCAACGAAAGTAGAAACATTTTTATAAATCTCTACTGATTTGACTCGACCAAGATGTACCATTCTGGTTTTTTCTAAAGTCAGCATCGCACTATCATAAGGAGAAATAAACTCTGCTCCAGTGACAAGAGCCAAATCTTTAAGTATCTCTTTTCTTTCTTCACCAAAAGCGGGAGGACTTACCACCGCAATTTTCATTGTGTTGTTGATTGCGTTTAATATAACAGCCGATAAAGCCTGACCCTCCACCTCTTCCGCGATAATTACCAAAGGCTTTCCTTCTTTTGCTGCCATGGTCAGAATACCCATTATTTGCTCAACAAAAGAAACTCTCTGATCTGTTACCAACACCAATGCGTCGTTATATCTTACGGAATTTGTTCTATGGTCGTTTACAAGCGCCGAAGAAACATAGCCTGAGTTAAATCGAAATCCGTCGATATATTCAACAACGGTATCAAAAGACTTCGACATTTCAACCACAATTGAGCCATCTTTCCCTATGTTTGAAACAACATCCTCTATTAGATTCCCAATAACTTCGTCGCCATTTGCAGAAATTGTCGCAATACTTTTAATTTGTTCTGTTGAGTCAACCTTGAGAGAACTCTTTTTCAATTCTTCTACAACTTTTTCTACAGCTTTTTCCATTCCCACTTTAAGTTCGTTGGGATTGTCGCCAAGATCAAGATATTTCAAAGAAGAGAAAAAGATATTCGCGGCCAACACAATACTTGTCGTAGTTCCATCACCTGCGTTGATGTTTGTGGAAATTGCAGCTTGCTTTAATATTTGTACTATGGCATTTATAATCGGGTCATCTGATTCAACAAACTTCGCAACAGTTACACCGTCTTTCGTTTGGACGGGCGAACCATCTCCGCTCTTTAAAAGAACCGTTTTACCAGCAGGACCCATTGTTGACGATACAGGAAAATAAATAAGTTCTATCGCCTTTAGAACTTTTTCTCTAAGCTCACGAGAATCCATTTCATGAAAATTCATTCTCAAACCTCTTTCAACAGTTGTTCAATATCTAAAGCTCCATAACAATCCTGTTTTTCTCTATTGATATGATAATGATGAATAAACCCCTTACAAGAGTTATGGATAAATGTTGCTTTATTCCCATTCAAAGTCTGCAAAGGAAGATGAAAGAAAAGATGAAAAGCCTTCCAAAGCTCTTTTAAAGCCTCTAGTTGTATTGGATAAAATCCTAATATCTTCCCAAGTTTAACACCATTCACTCTATCCTGGGTTTCTATAATCGGTCGTGCTCCAAATCCATTCTTCTCATACCAATCTTGGTATTTTAGTTCTACAGCGTTTGTTATTTCAACTCCAACGCTTTTTGCATTATAGGGCTTTGCGTGCTGAGCAATGTCCGCAATGTCACACATTTGATATATCGTTCCATCGTTGTCAATAGAAAAATGAACACTCAATCCTCTATGTTCCAATACAGAATAGCAATCTCGCGAGGACAAACAAGCATCCCAATGGTTAACAAATAAATTAATCTCTCTGGTCCCCTTAACACTTACTACATTCTTATTCCTCATTCCTCCTGGCTCTGTGAAGTCGACAACAGGCCAGGCAATGGGGACTGAAGCTGTTCTCCGATAGATAAGAAAATTTTCCTCTTTTAAACTAGGCTTCTGGGGCACATAGGTTATGCCTTTCTCCAGATTATAGTTGGAAATATTCTCTCTCGCGAGAGCTGAGAGGTCTTCTTTGGTTTTTGTCATCGCATTCGAGATTTGAACCATGAACTCCTTAGTTAACATGGGTTTAAATCTTCTCCTCCTGTTAAAAAGAATGAATTTGAAAAAAAGTCAACATATTTCACTTCGTGTGCTATAATTATAGTGTGCCGAAACATCATTCTACAACTTCCGAAAATAACCTCCCCACAACTATCCTCGGCCAACGCATTCGGCTGGATCTTAATAACGTCCAAACATCTTTTTTTGAACGATGCGCCGGTGCTTCCCGTTTCGTCTACAACTGGGGATTGGACCGCTGGAAAGCTCAGTACGAGGCTGGTGGAAAACCGTCGTGGGTTAGTCTTAGCTCTGAACTGAATGCCTGTAAAACTACCGAATTTCCCTGGATGATCAAGCTGCCGTGGGCTGTTCCCTCTACGGCGCTGTCCAACCTCGGCAATGCTTTCTCCAACTTCTTTCGTCGTGTTAAATCTGGCCAAAAGCCCGGTTATCCCCGTTTCAAGTCGAAGAAACGGAACAAAGCAGCCTTTGCCATCGAGGGCCGAGCCCTTCGTTTTGACGGCCGAAGAGTTAAAATTCCCAAACTCGGCTGGGTCCGCACCCGACAAGAGATAAGATTCCCCGGCAAAATCTTGTCCGCTCACTTTACGAAACATGCCGGTCATTGGTACGTCTCGATTCAAGTTCAAGTCTCCGACTCCTGGTCTTATCCTCACCGCTGCGAAACCCAAGAAACGGTTGGAGTGGACCTCGGACTTCGAGACCTTGCCGTGTTTTCCACTGGAGAACGGGTCGAGGCTCCACGCATTCTGCGTGCTCATGAAACCCGACTGCGACGACTCAACAAGGAAATGTCTCGTCGCGTCATAGGAGGAAGAAATTGGCAGAAGACTAAAACGAAGCTTAGTCGGCTGCATGAACGGATTTCCAACATCCGCAAAGACGTAACGCATAAGCTTACCGCTCGGCTGGTCCGAGACTTCCGTCGGATTGGAATCGAGGACTTGAACGTCAAGGGAATGATGGCAAATCACCATCTTACCAAGTCGATTGCGGATGCTTCCCTGTCGGAAATTAGGCGTCAGCTCACGTATAAGGCTCCGCTTGCCGGCAGCGAAATCGTTGTTGCAGACCGCTGGTTCCCCTCTTCCAAGCTGTGTTCCGACTGCAGAACAAGACGAGAAGAGCCGTTGCCTTTGTCTGTCCGAGAATGGGTTTGCGAAGCCTGCGGGGTTGTCCACGACCGAGACATCAACGCAGCCATTAATCTTAGAACCGCCGCCCTGGCGGGGATAGCCTGCTGTCAAGAAAGCTCTGGTTCTGGCCTTACGGCCAGAACGAAACTCTCTCATGGGCAGGAATCGAGCAGCCGTGTTAACTAAGAAGTTCATAGTTTAAGTCTCGAAGGGGATGTCTAGCCCCTTAAATAATCTCGTCGATTATCCCATACTCAAGAGCTTTTTGTGCAGAGAAGTAGTGGTTTCTCACCTTAAGAAACTTTTTTAAGTCTCTCTCGGTAAGCTTTGAATTTTCCAGAAGAATTCTGCAATAGGTATCTTGCAAAACAGTAATTTCTGCAGAATGTTCTTTCATTGCCGGGTATGAACCTTCAAAAGAGGCGATTACATTATGAATCATAAATCTACAGTTTTCAGTAGCTCTTCTCTTTGTACCGCCAATTAAAAGTATTGTAGCAGCAGATTGACATGTGCCAATAGCAGTAGTGATTATTTCAAATCCCTGTCTCTTTATGATCTGCATCATGTCATAAACACCCAAAGTTCCCTCCACTATCCCACCCGTAGAAGAAACTAAAATCTCAAAAGGCTCTTTTACTACTTCTTCTTCTCCGGTTTCTTCGTTTTTGTAAAGATATAGACCTTTTGCTGCGAGGGAAAGCATTTGAAACGTTGCGCTAGCACAAACGTCTTCTGTTATCTGTCCGTATACACCAACAACTCTTAAAGGATTAGAGTCTTCCGGAGAAACAAAAAGTCCCTTATCCTCATCATCCTCGCCCTGCTCACAATGGTCGCATAGCTTAGTATAAACCTTTTTATTTACTTCGCATACACTACGAAGTTTATTTGAATTTTTCATGAATTCTCCGGGTTCGGTCATACAGACCGAAGGGGTTATTTTTTATTTCACTTAGTCTTGGAAGATTTGCGAGACTTCGCTTCTTTGACGGCAGAACGAAGCTTTGAAACCACTCTGCGATAAACCTCGTTAATAACCTCTTCGGAAACCTCTCCTTCAGTAACAGGAGCGTCTTCTTCGGTCACAACTTCGGCGCCAGCAGCAGCAGGAGGTGCTTCGGCTTCTTTAATCTTGCCCTTTTGAACCATTTTGCCTTTGCCAAGCTTTTCTTGCATCACAGGAGGCTCTTCCTCTTCTTCCGCTTCGGGAGCCGGGGGCAGGCCACCTTCGCCACCTTCGGGAGCCGGGGGAGGCATCTCGCCGCCTTCGCCACCTTCCATTTCGCCACCTGCGCCACCGTCTACTTGGACATTAACATTCGCTCCAGACTTAGCAGAAATAACGTCTGCGATGTCTTGGATTAGTTCTGCTACGGCCTCTTCGGGCAGACCAGCAAGAGCGCTGTCTTCTACAGGAGCGCCTTCCTCGGGCGGCATATCGGAGGGCATGTCACCTGCGGGAGCGGGCGGAGGAGGCTCGGCACCGGCATCAACTGGGGGCATATCGCCACCTTCGGGCGCGCCTTCCTCGTCCTCTTCGTCCTCTTCTTTCAGACGAGCCAGAAAGCCTTCAGTCAGTTTCTCTTGACCAGCCAGACGCATGAATCTAATAGTTTCATCTCTTTCCAAAAGTAGCTTTTTAGCCATTTTTCAATCTCCTTGATAACAATTCTTACGCCACTCGGCGGTTTCATTATTAAATAGTATCAAAATTGACGAAACTCTTTGAAATCTCGTTTTTTTCTTAATTTTAAGTACGACCTATCCAAAATCCTAGATATTGCAGTATAATGAATTCCTAATCTTTTTGATATCTGTTGCAAAGTCATAGGCCCGTTTTCATTTATCGAAAAATAAGTACAGTTATATTCTTCTGGAAATTCTATCCACATCCTACAACTTTCAGAAGAACACGGACACTCTTCGGAATGACACTTTTGTACACATTCTGGTAAATCCCTTAAATTATTGATCTTTTTCCTCGTCTGCATCATCATTTTCATCCGCCTTTTCTAAGTCTTCTAAAGTCAAAGAAGCAACCTCTTCGTCCTCTTCGAAGTCTTTTAGTAATTCATCAAAATTTAAATAATCTTCTACTTTATCTTCATAAACAGTAGGAAAAGAATCGTCCACTTCGTCTTCTTGCTGTATGTTTCCAACCAAATAATTGACTACCTCTTTTCTTTTTTCCAGTTGTTCTTCTATTTCCTTTAATTTTCTTTCGTTTGGATAAAACACGTCTGGGTGTCTGTAATTATAAATCTTACGAAAAGGGTTTTTATTTTTAGTAAGAACACCCTTTCTAATAGAAGGCAAATCAAAGAAGTTCCCTCTTCTCGTATAGCTCTGACTATATTTCTTTGTAGCGTAATCTCTTAGAAACTTAATAAACTCAATGTCTTCTTCTATAATTAAGTCCATCACCGTAAGCCAAACCCAATTATGAGACAAGTCTAATCTGTCAAGAGAAAGAAAAAACCTTACAAACTTCTGAAAGGAAACGGCTATTCCCGGAACTCTTGTATCCATATACATGAAATCGTCATGTATAAAGTTGTTAGGGTCTCTTTCTTTTTCTCTTCGAGAATAATAAGCGTTGGAACTTTCTTTTCTGCGTCTTATTACCTCATCGACAAATAATTGATATCTTTTGGGCATAGTTATAGCTTTCTAAATGCTTCATTTATCTTCTTGTTCGTAGAAAAACCCCACTTCTCATCTTTGGTAACGACGCCAACATAAGCTGAGTTTTCAACAAGAGGATAATAGTCTTTCACATTCCAGCACTTAATTTTGTTCTCTTCACCCGTATTATCAACCACCGTAAGAACAGCATAATCTTTCTTGTTTGCTAAGGTTTGCTTAAACTCTACGCTCTTTAATACAAACCAAACATATTTGCCCACTTCCCATTCGCTCACCGGAACGGCGCCAAGAGACTTTAAAGCTTTTACGTCTTTAGGTGAAACAATTTGGTCAACAGGATAAACTCCTGTTAACTGAGAGCGATAAATAAGTCTTTCTTTTTCCGCGAAGGAGCCTTCTGGAGAATACAATTTAATATTTTCTTCAAAGTCTTCTTGGTCTTTAGGACGAATAACCGCCACACATGACCAGAAATGCTTGTCGCCAGTAAACCTTTCGTCCATAAGACTATCTAATGCGCCGCTTCTTGTCAAGACATCTAGATACTTTTTATTTAGCTTCTTGCCCCAAATGTCTTCTTTAAAAAGCACATCTTCAATCTTATTGTAGGGACGACAATAGGAGATTTGTTCTACAGCGGTCTTGCCCATCCCCAGCAAAGAGAACAGAGGTTGAATAAGTTCTTTTTTGTTGTCTGGAGACACATCCCAATCATATAAAGAGGACTTATTTATGTCCACAGAAGCCATAGTGAACCCAATAGATTTAGCATCAGATATCGCTTTTGCTTTTGTTTTTTCTGGCTCGCTGTTGAGGAAGGCGGCAACCCATTCGCTTTGATAATAAGTAAAAAGCCAAGCACACTGATAAGAAAGGATGGAATATCCGCAACTGTGGGACAAATTAAATCCATAATTGTTGAATAATTCCAAGGACTTCCATAATTCTTCTAAAGCATTACCTTCAATCCCCTTTTCAAGACCACCCTCGACAAACTTCTTATAAATCTTCTCTTTCTTTTCTGCGTTGTTCCCTATGAGACCCTTTTTTGTCAAGAGTTTTCTAAGAGAGTTTCCTTCCATTAGAGAAACGTCTTTCCCTATTGCAACAGCCAACTTAGCAATTTGCTCTTGATAAATAACAAAGCCATAGGTACTTTTTAAAACAGGCTCCACACAAGGATGAAGGTAGGTAACGGTTTCTGGATGCCTTTTCGCTTTTAAATACTTCTTGTCTATGTTCGAACCCAGAGGTCCCGGCCGATATATCGAAGTTACAGCAGACAAATCCTCAATAGATGTGGGTTTAACTTTCACGCAAAAGGATTGCGCGCCGTCGTTAGAAAATTGGAAAATACCTAAATTTAAATTCTTCTTCTTGTGGAAAACAGTTTCCCATACTTTCTGATCGTCGAAGTTGATTACGTCGGGGTGCAAGTTTCTATTATAAAACTCTATAATTTCTTTTATCCCACAAGAGAGTTTTCTTTTGTGAAGAATATGTTTGATAGTATCTTCTATAATTGTTAAAGTTTGCAATCCTAAAATATCAAATTTAATAAACCCCAAAGGTTCTAGATGCCGTACCGCTTGCCCTTCAGACCAAGGACTTTGGAAAGAACCCTTGGCGCTAATAAGAGGCATTTTTTCATGTAAGTTATCAGACCAAACAAGTCCCGCCGCATGTTGTCCAATAGACTTCACCATGCCTTGTAAATTTTCTATGTGAGATGCTACAGAGGGATATTTTCTTAAAAAGGCTTGGAAAGAAGGACTATATGCCTTAACTTCTTCATAAGTAGGTTCGTAAACTCCGGCAACTTGCTCATGATCCTGTTTGGCTTTTGGTAAAGCCTCGTCGACCATTTTTGTTGTTACTTCATTAACTTCTTGAAAAGATACATTATAAAATTTTGATATGTCCTTAACAAGAGACTTCAAGTGAAATGTGCCATAGTTTGAAATAAGAGTTGCGCTCTTTTCTCCCCACTCTTCAATAAGAAAAGTCTTAAACTCTGCTGCACGAGAAAAATCGCAGTTGTGAACAATAACAGTCTTATAACTCTCTTTAAAAGAGTGATGTTTAATGATTTCCATGTTTCCTCTTGTTGTCTATCTCAAGTACAAATCTCTTTCTTTCTTCGGTAATAGTATTAAAAACTTCTATTACATCCAATGGAACTATTTGAAAACTTTTTGTTTCTCCCAATAAAGAAATGTCGGTTAAAGCTATTCTTTCTTTTTTTTGTTTTGACATCTTTTCTATTTCCAGCACCACTACTTCCCCGCCAATAGATTTCAAAGAATCACCAATTTTTAATTCTTTTGTCTTAGTAACCCTGTCACTTGAAAGAATAAACTTGTGCGTTTCGCCCGCAATAATAATACCCAAAATATCTTCTTCTACTTGTTGTACTACTATTGAAAATACTTTTTCTTTCGGCCGCACATTTCTACTAAAAACAGCAGAAACCACGGAGTTCTCTCCAAACTCGTTTATAACAACATCTCCTATTAGAACATCTCGAAGTTTTTTATATCCCCCAGAAACTCGTACTTCGTGCCCGCTCCAAAGACAATCTATGTCGGGACTCGAACCTTCGGATAAAAATCTTTCAAACAAAAGACCATATTTAATAGGGTCGACATGTGTTATGTTCAACACATACGCAATTAAAGAACCTCCAGCAGAGCCCCGCCCTGGTCCAGTCAGACAAAAATTCCTGCTTTTGTCTATTATCTTTTTCATTGCCAGAAAATATTTACAATATCCTCGGTCTTTTACAACCCTAAGCTCATGTTTCAGTCTGTCTACATATTCTTTCTTTTCATACAGCCCCTTGGCCTTTAGACCAGCCACTGCCCTCCTTGCTAAAGCCCCTTCTTCAGTTTGGCCAGTGGGGACAACAGAGGAAGGTAGTTTATAGCTTCTGTCCATATCGACATTCTCTATCCTGTTCATAGCAATGTCATATGTGTTATCGAGACTCTTTTCTATCGTGTCATCTTCATAAAAAGAATTATGTTTAAGAGAATATTTTTTATAATCTCTCCACATTTCTTCTGCAGATTTTGGATACAACTCATAACCGATTTCTTCTACGGTTTCTGGTAGCTTTGCCTGCTCGCTGTCTTTAGAGTTTAACCAACCCAACTTCTTGTAAAGAAATCTATCTTTCCACAACTCGGGCCTTGGGTAGTGTGCGTCAGCAGTAGAAACCAGCTTAAACCCCATCTCAACTGAAAGCTGTATTATTAGTTGGTTTAAATCATGCTGTTCAACAAAGTCATTCCACTGTAATTCTCCGTACCATCTATCTTCAAAGATATCCAACATAGCTTGCGTTGTCTTGCGCATCTCTAAAAGAATATAGTCTGTTCCCTTTTCGTAATTATCAAAAAAGTTAGAAGAATAAACTCCGCCCACACAAGCACTTGTTGCAATAATGCCTTTGTTATATGAACGAAGCATATCGTAATCTATTCTGGGGTATCTATAGAAGTTTTCTCTCTTGTAGGAGTTGTAGACGAGTTGAAATAGATTTTTAAGCCCGTCTTGATTTTGAGCCAAAAGAAGTATATGGCTTCTTTTATTAATTTCTGTCTTCTTTGTCCTTGAAAACCTCTTTAGATCGTCTTCAATAACCGTTGCGTTTATCTCTTCTTCTTTCTTCTTTTTTAATTCTTTGTTCTCTTTGGCCGTTTCGTATGCCGTTCTCCACTTCTTAAAAGAAGGAATAATATACGCCTCAATTCCATATATTGGTTTTACTATCTTCCCCTCTTTTTTCATTTCTTCTGCGGCAAATAGTTGGTAGGCCATGGAGTTCATGTTACCATGGTTCGTGATGGCGAGGGCTTCACCCCCCGTCTCGTGGACTCTTTCCATAAATTGTTTGGGATAACCGAATCCGTCAAACACCGAGAACGTATCGTGGCAATGAAGATTTACAAATTTTACCATGTTTATTTTTTACCTAAAAACTCCATCGCCTGAAGGGTTTGACGAGGAATGAATTCTTTTTTAGAAAGGAACTCTTCTCGCTCGGGGAACTCTTTTGTTTCTAGCAAGAAGCTTCTATATCCTTCCCACAGAGTAATATCATAGGACCAAGTGGGAGTCAAGAAAATATCATCTTCCTGTCGCGCAATATTCTCAAATACCTCTTTAAACTGTATCTTCTTATAGAAGTTTTCTTTAAGGGCTTTTTCAAGAGACTCGTACTCTTTTTTTTTCTTATTGACAGAAGAGTAATATGCCTTAACAAACTCAACAAACCTGTTGTATCTTATTATAAAAGGGCACAACTCTCCGTCTAAAATTGTTTTCCCATCTCTCTCAAAGAAGATATTACCACCTTCCCAGCTCATAGCTGTTTTTCTTACTTCGTTCAAAAAGTCTAAATCGGTTGCAGAATAAGGAAACATTACAAGATATTTATCCGGCAAAGCATATGCTGATATTGTTTCAAACATCTTTGTTGTCAATATCATCGCTTTTAAAGTAGACCACAACAGAGTATTAACTCCTTCCTCTTCGAAGTCGGAGATAATATAAAAAATAGGGATTCTCTTCCTTAAAGAATTTAAGTTTGGGAACGCATGTCCTTTGCCTTCTTCTAAAAGGTTCTTGTGATAAAGATACTTGCGAGCAAAAGCAGGAGAGTACATCCAATTCCCAAGTCTATTTCGTATGGGAATATATTGTTTATTGTTTACTACAACATAAATTGAAGTTGCACCCAAAAGAGCCGCCTCATATGCTGTCCTCTCAAAAGCTAAAAGACCTTTACCGACGGGGATATACAAATCATTCCAATAAAAAGAAGTATTTCGAAAGTCACCGCTAATCGGAATTATCGCGGTCGACGTAAAGCCCACCGGCCTCGTCACATCCCGATCCTTCTCCCTCAGATCCCGAATGGTCAGAATCTTTTTTATCTTTCCAGACATCATCTCTTTCGTATTCTTCGAAGTAAAGGTCGTTTCCACTTTCTGCCTTTCCTTTCCACATCTTCATCGCATCCCACAAATAAGAAGAAGCTGCATTTGTAATTGGAGTATTTTGTAAATATTTAAGCCAAGGAGGATAATAATCTTCCTCTTTCAAAAAGAATTGTATTCTCTTCTCTGGATCGTAATAAACGTTGGGGTCTTCTATGTATTCTTCTCTTCTAACCATATCCAAATAAATCGGATAATAAGAGACTTCGGGCTGTTTCTCTTTTGATCTCCACATCCGCTTTCTCCCAACTAACCCAAGAGTGTTTTTAATAAAAAAGCTAAGATATTCCAACACTTCTCCTTGGGAATATCTTCGCAATTCTTCTCCCTGTATGTCTTTAAGCTTAAGACGAGACACAGAAATAATATTTGTGTAAGGCTTGCTAAACGCCTGAGAAAGCTTCTTAAGAACAGGAGTCTTGCCAAGACCAACTAAAGGAAAATGTATAATTGAACAAAGTTTCTCTTCTCTTTTAAAAAATCTCTGCTGTCCAAAATGGCACTTCCAGTCTCCCTGTATGTCTATCATATTAGCCCAGTCAAAATAATAAACATTAACGTCTTCTGGATTTCTTTCTCCTGTTTTGTATTTCGATAATCCTTCCACGTTATGTGTGTCATAAACAAGCAACTTCTTGTATTGATAAGAATATTCTCGCCCGCCATATATTATATGGACAAGCCGTTTCTCTCCATCCACAACGATTTTATCTGCTGCGCTATCGTTCAGCATAGCTCCGTTAAACAGAGAAGTATAAAAAACATTCTCTCTAAACCACTTAAGTCTACTGACTTCCCACGGAAGAGGATCTATTTTTCTTGTATACGCAATCCCAGGTCTTTTCAACGCAAGGGAAGCACACAGCATAGAAGGAAAATTGCAGCCTATTACAATAGTTGCAAACGTTCTGTAGGCTTTAGCGCGAGGAAGTCTTCTGGGCCTTGAGTAGAAAAAGAACTTCATCGATCATTTCAAAGCTCGATGTAAGCAACGACGTTGTGTTCTCGAATAAGAAAGAACTCTCTATCTAGGATCTTTACAGACTGAAGGAGGTTCTCAACCACAAGATAGGTGGCTTTTGGTCCCGTGTCTGCTCTAACCACAACGAAGTCTTGAGCCTTGTCTTTAGCTTTATCCACAGGCAAGAGAAGATTAATTTCTTTGTCTTTGGACAAACCCTCTGATAGTTCTTCAAGGTCGACCTTTTCTACGACCATCCACTTATTTGTTGGCTTCAGGTGCATCTCAGTCTCCCAACATCTTGACAATCTTCTTCTGCATCTCGCTTAGATCTTGAAAATTAGTCCCGTTCTTACGGAGACGATAGACAATCATAATGTCTTTAATTTGTTCCTTTGTAAGCCAGTTGTTATCTACGTAGCCTTTCCGAAGTTCCTTTCGTTGCTCCTTGTACGGCTCAATAGTAGCATCAATCGTAGCAATAGACTTTAGATAATCTGCAATTCTTTCCTCTGTGCTCTTGGGTTTCTCGTCAACGTTTTCTGTCATTTCTTTCTCCTTAGGTGATATCTTCTATTCTAGATCACCGTTTGTTAAGACAATGCAACTACAACAAAATATCTATTTCCTAGTCTTTAACCTTCCGGACAATTAAACCTAGGTCTAAAACAACTCCATTTTTAGAAACTATGATATCAAATATCATTTTTCACAGAGTACCACAAAAGTTTATACTTCATCTTTCTCGTACTTTCTGTCTAACTCTTTTATAAAAGAGCTTAGCCCAGGTATTATTTCTTTTACAAAAGAAACAAATTCTTCTATGCTTAAACTTCCTTTTAAAGAATTAATTGCGAAACAACACAAAACAATGTTTTCTTTTGTATATCCTTTTGTTGGGTCTATTCTGTCTATGCTTACACTATCGTGTTGAAATATACCAGAATTACGACTAATGCTTTTACCTGTGTAAAAGCATTTTCCTTTTTGTTTTAGGAATAAATCGTAAATATCATCTTTTTCTAAAGTACAAATAATGTTTTTCCTCCTGCACGAGAAAGATATTGAAGATATCCTTTGTCTAAAGTAAGCTTTTAAATCGCTTTTCATCTTAAAAGACTTCTTTTTATACCCTGCTTGAACACAACTGTAATTTGCAAAGCACTCTTTACAAACCTTCTGGTACCCTGTTAAGGTATGTCTGTTTTTCGAGAAATCTAATAATGGTAGAAATTTCTTACACTTATAACACCATTTTTCCCCATTTTGTATAGAAGGGCAAAGGTGCCTTCTTTGCGAAAATTTATATTCCTTTATCGCTTCAATCCCACATCTTCGACACTTTAACCAAACAGGTTTGTGAGAGCCTTTTTTTAAGTCACCAGTAGAATAGCCGAATTCTTCTTTGGTCTTTTCTTCTAAAATTTCATACTCTCCATACATCTTGTTTCCCTCCTATATAAATAGGAGGAAATTTTGGTTTTATCTAGTCTGACGACCCGAATCCGCCCGTGCCTCTGCTGGTGTTTGTATTAACCTCTCCAACAGTAAGATCACAATATACCACAGAACCAAACACCATTTGCGCAATTCTTGAGTAGGGAAACACAGTGTAAGGCTCTTTACTATAATTATAAAGGATTACGGCAATTGGGCCACGGTACTCGTTATCAATACTGCCGGGAGAGTTTGCAACAGTAACTCCATTTTTAAGAGCCAACCCCGACCTTGGACGAATTTGCGCATCAACGCCTATAGGCATTTGCATTTTAAATCCACAAGGAACCAACGCCCACTGTCCCGGCTCAAGCACCAAAGGCTCTTTAAGAAAAGCCTTAAGGTCATAACCCGAATCTGTAGGATTTGCTTTCGTCGGCATACACTCCGGGTCGTCAAGCTGGATAATAAACTTCGAAAAAGTGTGTGTCATTTCTTTTTACCTTTCTGCTTTCTACGGAAGGTAGAGGACTCGAACCTCTGCAACCTTTCGGTTGGCCGCCGCTTTCCAAGCGGGCACGATAGCCGCTCCGTCAACCTTCCACAAGCTTATATTTCTTTTATTCTCTCTGCGGATTTCTTTAGGGCATCAATAAAAGACTCAATATTTTCTTCGTCGAACAAAAAGACTTCGCTTTTGTCCGTTGTCCTACCCCTAAAAAGAATTGAAAAAGCTTCTTTAATCCTTTCCCAAAAGCTATCAGCAAACATTTGCGTTCTGAGATCAACCCAATTATAAATCTCCCCCTCTTCGTCCTTTATTATAGTAAGCTCTATGTCGTGTTCTCTTATACCACACTGACACGGAATTCTCCAATGCACCATCTGCTCGTCTTCAAAAATCAACATTTGTTTTTTCATTATTTCCCTCTGTTTTCTATAAAACCACACGACTTAAACTCTGGGCAAAAGCCGTTTCTATAGATGCATTCTCTAACCATATACTTAGCTAGGTCCGGGTCAACTTTGGCTACATTTTTCTTTATCTCTCGGAACACTCGTTGAGTCACGGCGTGCGACTTCGCACAAAGCCTCTTCCTCGACATGTTTATTAGCGATTGAGCATTTACCAGCATCGCCATATCAGAGGGAGTCCATCTGTCTTGTTCTCCCTTTTGGCCTCTGTCTTCTCTTCCTGTTCTCACATAAAAAGAATTGCCAACAGAGTGCCTTGGGAAATGAGTAGAAACAAAATGCGGAATGCCATACATTTCAATCCAAAACATCTGTGTTCTAATGGGTGAGTGTTCAGATTTATACGCAGCACTTAGAGATATCTTTTTAATTTCCTTATGTGATGTCATTTTAAACGCTTCAATCATTAGGTCGAAATCTGTTAGTTTTCTCACCAAGACAGAAAAATTAATCTCTATTTCTTTTTCTAATCCATCCGGATTCGTATAGTTGTAGACATATTTAACAGGAGTCGACATTACCAATATCTCCTCACGCATGGGCAGTCTTGTTCTACAGGCGCAATTTCTGAACTTCGAATCCCCACCTTCCAATGTTGGACATTATCTTTTGTCCTAGTTCTATTGCCTCTCCGTATAGTTTTTATAAACAACTTTGCCTTCTCGGGCTCAAGAGCATCAAATGGCTGAACGCTCTTTATCCTCTTACAGCCTATGCAATATGCGATTAGCCATTGTTTTTTCATTAATTAATCTCCAGCTTTTTTTCCTCTTTTGCAAGGAATTCTTCAATAGAAGCAACCCGCTGGTCAAGCTGCTTGACGCTTTTATTAAGTGTTGAAATAGATTCCGAAAGAAGAATAAAATCTGCTACCAACTGAGAAGCCACAAAGAGAGCATCTTTTACGGCAGATTGCAGTTCTTTGAATTCTTTTTCTTCTGGTGTAAGTTCTTTTACCTTGGGCACGACGTCCTCTTTATCGGAGAGTATTAAAACACACTCCTTGGCAACAGTCAAGATCTTTTTTGCTATCCGCATTTTGAATACCCGCAAGTTTTGCAAACGGCACAACCACCTTCATATACCAGCTTTTGCCCACATTCTTGACAAATACTGTCGCCTCCACAAACACAAACACCGTCATTTATGTATCTTTTCAAAATTCTTGCAATAACCTTGGCAAAAGAAGAAAAATCTCCATCTTCGCTTCTATTAAGCTGCTCCACGATAAAAGAAGGAGAACTTCCATGTCTCAAGGATAAAGAAATTAATCTCGTCATAACCCCTTCTGTAGGATTATTAAAGACTTTTGCAATATCTTTTATCTTTGTTGCGTCTTCTCCGTAAACGAGATCATATCTACTTCTAGATTTAAATTTTGTCTTCTCGATAATTCCTGTTGTATGTTTTGTAGGTATTTCCACCAAATCCGATAGACCAGCAAAAATCTCATATGGCTTAGAGTCTAACAAACCAACAAAAATAGTCCACTCTTCTCCTTTTATCTTCGCTCTGTGGATGTCACATTTTAATGATAGAGGACGCTTGGGAGCCTTTGTAATATTAAAGGGGTTAGATGTCTTCCCGTTCTCTTGCTTTGCTTTTTCCTTAGAGGTAAACAAAACAGCATCTCTGGAGCCTTCTCTATAAACAGTTATTCCCTTAAGCCCCTTTTCCCAAGCATAAGTATAAATTTCTTCTACTTGTTCTGCGGTTGTGCTTTCTGGTAAATTAATCGTAGAAGATATGGAGTGGTCTATATGTTTTTGTATCACACTTTGCATTTCCACTCGGCGCTTCCAATCAATTTCATTCGCCGAAACAAAGTATTCTGGGATATCTGTAGTGTTGAACTTTTTTTGGTATTCTGTAAGGTTAGAGTGCTTTACTTCATATTCTACCCACTTATCGCCTACAAGGTCTTCTTTACCAATCGTCTTTTCTTCTGAATTAGTTTTTCTCTTTCTGGTATAAGAGTTCTGGAATACTGGTTCTATCCCGCTGCTGGTTTGTGTTAGAAGAGAAATAGAACCAGCGGGAGAACAAGTTAAAATAGAAATGTTTCTTCTGCCAAAACTCCTTATTTCCTTTTGCAGCTCTTTCGAAAGAGAAAGAATAAACTCGTTATCTTTTTCCAGTTCCCATTTAAAAGCAGGAAAGACACCTCTCTCTTTTGCAAGAGTCACACTGCTTTCATAGGCAGAAGTTTTTATTGTATTAAAGACCTCATCCGCTACTGCTATAGCTTCAGAAGAATCATAACACAACTTTAATTCCGCAAACATATCTGCAAGGCCAGTAATACTAAGACCTGTTCTTCTTCCGTCTCTTGCAGATTCAAACATTTCTTGCCAAATTTGTTTTTCATCTTGAGTATCGCAGACTTTAATGATTTTTTCTATTTTCTCCATTTCCAAATCAACCAAATCGTCCAAAAGTCTTTGCGCAACGTGTGTCATAGAACGCAATTTTTTAAAATTGACTTGTGGAGCCTCAAAGGCGCTGTCAACAAAAGATTTTAAATTAAGCAGAAGAAGGCGACATCCATCGTTAACACACAAAGGAAGTTCAGAACAAGCATTTGTAGAAACAGCTTTAAACCTTGGATAAGACGAAGCGGGACAATAAGAGATTATTCTAGACCAAAAAAGAATGCCAGGTTCTGCTGTATCTCTAGCTAACTTAGTGATATGCTTCCAAAGTTCTTTTGCTTTTATTTTTCTTGTTACTTTTGCCGGTCCCTCTACTGGCCACCGAAGTTCGTATTCTTCATCATTTAAAGCTGCCTTCATAAAATCGTCATAAATCTTTATTGAAACATTTGCTCCAACAACCTTTTTAAGGTCTTTCTTCATAGATGCAAACTTCTCTACATCAGGATGTCTACCATCCAAAGAGATTAAAAGAGCCGCCCTTCGATTACCTTGTCCTATCATTCTTGCAACATTTGAATAATAATCAGCAAAACTCCAAGCACCCGAAGTGGTTTTAGCACTGTTATTTACTCCAGTACCCTCCGGGCGTAAAAGAGATAAGTCCGTACCAACTCCGCACCTTCTTTTGGTAAGATTGGCTAAGTCTCTTCCGCTTTCAAAAATAGAAGAAATGTTGTCCTCTGGCGGTCTTGCTACAACGCAGTTTGCCAAAGAAGATAAACTATAATTGTTTCCTATTCCATAAAGCGGGCTTCCTTGAGGAACGATGTATTTAAACCCGCGTAAGGCTTCGTATATTTCCTTTTCGCTAAGAGGGTTGGGATATTTTTTTTCTATTCTTGCAAACTCTTTTGTCACCCTCCGGATTGTTTCGTCCGGATAGCTCTCTAAAAACAAATCTTCCTTATCTCTGAGGGCATACTTCTTCATCCAGACGTCTGTTGCTAGCTCGTCCCCCTCAAAATATTCAAGCGTTGCTTTACGTACTTCTTCTTCTGTAAACATCAATTTATGTCCTTCTTTGTCTTTACCTTATTATATGCTGCCTGCAAGGCACTTGCTTGTAGCTCCGAGGCTTTCTTTGGCCCTGTCGCTTCTATGGCTTCCTCGGGCGCCGAAACATTAATATCAATTACCCTTGTGTCCATATAGACAGGGCATACCATTTGATCGTCTCCAAATCTGTTCTTGGAGATAAACATACGTCCAGCTTTATTTTGTCTCTCTTCCGGACTTCTTGACACAACCATAACAAAATCACATGGAAAATTCTTTCCATAACCACCAGAACTATGCTCCATCGTTGCAACTTCCGCCTGAGCACCCGTCCTGTTTAGCTGGTCCATTGTCCAAACTGGGAAACCAAAATCTTCTCCCATAGAACGAAGGTCGTCTGCAATATCTTCCGTTTCCGACCATCCGTCTTTCTTCACAACAACGGGCTTAATTTTGCTAAGGTAATCTATAAGAACCAAGTCAGGTTTAAAATCTCTTTTTATTGTCTTCTCAACATAGTTTCTAAGTGTTTGTACTGATGCTGCTTTCGCTCTAAATTTCTTTACAACAAGTCTTCCTTTTACCAAAGACTGCAAGTCCCCAAACACTGCTTCTTGTGAGCCAAACAAAAGCTCTGGGGGGACCTTGGTTAAACACACATCAAATCTTCTTCCTATTACGCTTTCCGAAAGCTCTAGCGTGATGTACAATACGTTTTTACCAAGCTTTAGTGCATGCGCTCCTAGATGCACAAGCATCATGGTTTTCCCGCCCCCCGTAGGAGCCATCCCCAAACCGATTTCCCCTATTCCCAAGCCTCCCTGCATTAAGTTGTCAATGTAGTTCCAACCTGTAGAAATCGGAGTTCTGGTTTCTTGAGTTTTATATCTCGCATAAAAGTCTCTTACAAGATCGTGTCCAATATCGTTGTCCAACCCAAGTCGAAGAGACTCTACAATTATTTTTTCTATCTCTTCGAAAGAAGAGGAAGCCATAAGCTTAATCGACTGAAGCATTGCCTTCTTTAGGTTCTGCTTCTTACAAAACTTTATTGAAGAATCTTTGATATATTCTATGTCTACACTAAGGCCAGGCTCTGTTTTAAATTTCGACAATAGTTCTTTTGCTTGCCCATACGAAGTTTCATCCGTTTCATTTTCAGAAGTTCCCAAGATAGCAGAAATAATATTTAGCGAAGGATGAACTTTATATTGTTTCTTATAGGCCAATAGTTTTTGTACATAAAATCTAAGATATTCAAATTCAAAGAATACCGTTTCAAGAACTTCCGTGATTTGATCGCAATAAAGATGATCAAAAGTCATCGCCTTTACGACTTCTTCTTGAAACGACAGACCAAAAGAAGAAAAGTCTTCTACCTCTCGTACTTCCTTTTTTGTCATAGATTATTTTATCTCCGACATAACTCGATTGCTCCACTGGAAAAGTGGAGTCCAATTCAATTCAGCAAACCCATCTTTAATTGCAGATTGTGTAAACATTGACTTACGAAAAACTAAATCCCTCTTCTCTATTTCTTCTCGAATTTCTCCCTGAGCCTGAAGAGAAATGAGAGGGCTATCTAACTGTATCATTCGCATATTCTGTATTACTTGATCTCGGCCAGAAAGAATGTTTTTATGTATAACTAGTGGTTTCTCGACGTTTTGACAGAACTTTACAACGTCGTCTATACTATATTCTTTTTCTTCCTTAAGAAAATCAAATCTTTTTGCAACAGACTTCAACTTAACTCCGCCAACTCCTTGAACATTATCACTCTTGTCGTCTCCTGATATTGCACGGGCTAAAGCAAAGTTTCTCGGATGAATCCCATACTTTTCAAGGATCTTTTTTATCGACAACACCTCGTCCTGAATCGGTCTGTATACTATCGTATTTTTGTCGATCAGTTGAAAGAAATCCTTGTCAGAAGACACAATAATTTTCTGTGCTTCTTTATATTTCTCGCGATGAACTAGAAACGCAATAACATCATCAGCCTCTACCGATTCATAAATCAATTGCTTTACCGGCAAAAAAGAAAGATATTCGATAAGCTTGGCGTGCTGCCAAAACTTATTTCTTTCTTCGTCTTGCGGATCTATTTGCAAAGAACGATTGAGATTAATTGGCTTTCTTCCAGCCTTATAGTTTTTATCAATTGCTCGACGACGCCTTGAGCCTCCTAGACCATCCCAGACGACAACCACCTCGTCGGGCTTTATATAATTTATCATTGACTGTAGAGACTTAAGTCCTCCAACAACCCCTCCAATCGGAGCGCCGTTTAAAGAAAGAGTTGGGTTTACAACATAATTCCGGATAAATAAAGAATTTAAACTGTCAATAAATACTACTCTCATTTTTGTTTATGCCCTGATCATAGACAAGCTGCCGTCATCATTAGAATAATAAATCTTCTTGATGCCGCAGAAGTCCATCACTGCTTGACACATCTCGCAAGGGCGAGAATTTCGAAGCTCTCCGTTCTTGCCAATACGAACCACAACAATGGTTCCACCAACAGTAAGAGCTGCTGGAATATTCAGACAGGCCCGGCTTTCAGCATGACGAGATGCCTTAAGATTTCCGTTAGTTACACGAAAGTCGAACCTGTTACAGAAAGAAGAATAATTCCTCTTGTTCGAGGCCGCGTTGATATAAGCCCCACCGTTATTGATCAGTACAGCTCCATGACGAAACCCGCAAGCAGAAGCATCTGCGACTTTACGAGCCAGTTCCACAGCCTTCGCAATACGATTCGTAATGTCGATGTTGTGGATTTCTCGCATGATTTTCCTCATGGAACATAAGAATAATAATAAGGTGCCTTAAAAACTCCGTCGACTTTCTCTCTTAATTTAAACAATTGTGTACACGATAATATGCTCGCCAACATAGATACTGTATCATTATTTAGCAAAGAAAGCAATATGCTTTCTGTCGTCAAAAGCGTAGTAAGTCTTTCTCGAACAGTGCTCTTATCCTCTTCGGCGTGTAGATTATTGTATATTGATTCAACAAGATTTTCTTGATTTTCTATACTCCGAATATCATATTTGGCAATATACTTTGTAAGTCGATAAAGATTCAAATGCTGCATCTTGTTAATTTTTAAAACCTTATTTGATACACAAGAAGAAAAGTCTTCATGATAAAATACCCGCTTATCATTAAATCCTACCATGGAATTAAAGAAATCAAAATTAGAAACAATATTTTCTGGGGTGTCCATAAAGCTAGAAACAAGCTGCACCGTGTGGGGTTTGGGAGAAGGCTTTATGAAACTCTTTACAAGTTTCCTTATCAAAGGAGTTTTTTCTAGCTTTCTAGTAAGATAACTTCTTGTATCAACCATTTTATATGTTTCTGCAAATGTCTTTTTTCCATAGTTTGTGTTTGGTACATTTTTCCAATATTCAACTGTAAGATTATCTGAAAAAGCGATTAGGTGTTTGTTGTATTTGCCTTGCTTTATAAACTTTTTATGAAACAAATCACTTTCTTCTTTTGAAGAAAACCAAACGTCCAAATCCCCTGCAAGACCAATAAGACTTGAGTATAACCCACGATGTTCCTCAAAAACTTTATTATTCTCTGGGGTAATTTCTATCCTCCTATTTGTTGTTAAAATCTCCCACAAGTCCATATTTGAATAATAATACATCAGAGGAAGGCCGCCAGCGACAAACCCTCCGCAGTCAAAAACATTTTTGAACTGTTCCAAGAAATTAGGAAGGTCTGGCTTGTCAGAGAAAAAAGATTGTTGAATTGGTACGGAATGTATTACTGACATTTCTCCCTCTCCGTTTGCAAGAGCGACAGATTAGCACAGCGAGAGGGAAAAGTCAAACTATTCTTCGTCCTTCTCTCCAAACGACACTACAGAAGAGCCCTTCTTTTCATTGAGTTTTTCCGTTGGTTGGTCGGGAAAGTTAGGAATTTCTTTGTGTCCCTCGTCTGTTTCTTTATCGAAATAGAAATCCGCTGCATTCTTTTTTTCGTTAAAGTTCACAACCATCTCTTCTTCAACAACCTTCATCACAAGAGCAAAAAAGTTTGCATCGTTCTTGAGAAGATCGCTCCAATCTTTCTCTTGGAACTTTACTTCTTGCTTGTCATCTCCCATAAGAAACTTCCAAGGTCCGCCTGTACGATATCTAGGAGAGATTTTAACTACCTCAAACAAACTTTCATCATCACAAACTCCGACTCTGTTGGGGTCTCCCCACAAAATCTTAAACTCACACTTTCTTTTCTCGGTCCCATATCGTGATTTAATAAGCTTCGCTTTTACTGTTGAGCCAATAATAAACCCCTTCTCGTCCTCAACGAAAGAGGCTTTTGCATGAGGCTTAACAAGCCAAATACGAAGATGGCAAGCATAAGCAACAGAAAGCCCACCAGGAGTAAAATACTTAACTTCATCTGTTGCGTATTTGCTAGAAGCCTCTGGAGAAATGTTTGTCTTAAGATGATTTAAGATTACCCAAGTGGCCCCAGCCCTGTTAAGAGGTCCAAGCAGCTTCGAAATACCCTTTGAAATAGTTCTTGCCTTAACAGAAACCGAAGAACTTGGATTAAAATCTCCTTCAACATCAGTTAAGTCGGGGAGCATGGCAAGGCTGTCGAGAATAAAGACAACTCTACCCATCTCTTCTTCTGAAAGAACAGCTTCCATGATTTCAAACATTTGTCGTATATCGTCTGGAAGAATATAGGTAAGATGATCTAAGTCGCATCCGGCGTTGATAAGAAACTCTGAGTCTATTGCTCTCTCGCTATCAAAATATACAACGTGATAGCCCTTCTTTTGGGCATTTACCGCAATTTGCGCTGCCAAATAACTTTTCCCAACTCCAGACAAAGAGGCTATTTCTGTAATTCTTCCTACGGGAATTCCCGCTTTAATTCCCCTTGCGATTGTACAATCCAGAAGAAAAGAACCTGTAGAAATCCAGTCTTTAACTGTTGCAGGAGACTCATCTTTTGTAAGATTGTAAGCAACGTCATGTCCGACTTTTTTGTTTATGATAGATTTAATTTTTTCTAAGCTTGTCTTTGTCATTATTGTTCCTCAGTTAAAAGATGTAGAACAACTCCGGCCGAGATAAACCCAGCCGGAGTATTGTTCTACATTTTCATCTCAATCTATTTTTCTTCAAACGCAGCGTCAATAGCGTCGTCACCAGAAACCGGGGGCTCTGCTGCTTGTGTTAGAATAGTTTCCGATTCCTTGGCAGCACCATATTTTTCTGTGCCTCCCTCGGAATTGCCAACATCTTGGTTCATATGCTCGCTAAGAATCATTTCCACATCTTGTGGAGTCTTGCGAGGATAAAGAAGATTAAAGGTCGGCATATCTGCAACAAGCTTACGGGCTACTTCGTAGTCTTCCATAATCGGAGTGGGGCGACGAGCAATCTTTACGCTGCTCTTGGAGAAGCGAGGATTAGCTTCGTTGTACTCATATGAAAGTAGCACATCAAATCCTTTTTCTTCGTCGGCGATGTTGCCAACGTCGGGATTAAGAACTTCCTCTAGCATTGACTTGTACACGCCTTTGCCATAGCTCCACCAACGCACGCCTTGGTCCTCTTCGCCGCGAACAAGAATGGGCGAGAAATATCTCTCACGAGGAAAGTAATTATCTTTCGCTAGTTGGATCTTCTCAGCATCTTTTGTATTGTAAAGCTCAAAAGCCATTTCACAAATAGCACACTTCTCATTGAAATTCTTTCGAGGACAAAGGAAACTCTTTCCGCCAATAAAGTGGATAGAAGCCTCAACAAAGGGTTCTGATACGTTCACAATACGTAATGCAAAAGTTTTTGTTTCCTTGGGCGACCAACGATACGATTTCCCTTCTCCGGTTTTTGCCTTCTTGGGGTTGTTAATGCTGTCTAATTTCTTTCTGATTTCTTCTAGGTTTAGTGACATTTTGTTTCTCCTTGTTATGTTACTATGCTGTAACTTTTTCTGGTCCCTCAACTACTTGATCCCAATTGATAATTCTAAAGTCCTGTTTGTCTACATCCCAGACCACCTCCTGATTTTGTTTTGCTGGTTGTCTTCCCGTGCCCTTTATTCTTTCGTTTAAAAGGGATTTGGGAAGGTCTCTCAAATATTGAAAAGTCATTGTTCTCGCTTCGCCATTTTTCTTCATAAACAGAATTTTCCAAGTTGGTGTTGTCATGATGTTATAATCTCCTGTATTTGATCAGAATACGGAATAACAAACAAATATTTACTATCGTATGGGGAAATAAATATGTCGTATACGTAGTCTACTGCTTGTTTCCGATTAAGTTTTTCTCTTGCTTCCTGCAATAACCCTGATTGTTTTTCGTAGTCTCCTTTGCTTACTAAATAGTAGTAAGCTTTGAGAATAGGCGAAAATATTTCATAAAAAAGATTCTCTTTCCCCGTTTCCAAATCGACACTTCCAAGAGTATAAATTCTTGCGCAATTAGGAGGAGTTAAGTCTTGTTTCAAAACGCCCTCTTGTTCTCTATAGGCCAACAACATTTTATACGTCCCAAGAAGAAGCTCTGTTTTTTTAGTTTCTATCTCGGACAATGTTGTTGCAGGAATCATTTTCTCCAGACAATAATCATCAACTATGCAGATTTCCTTAAAAACTCCCGATCTGGCGTATTCTTGGAGCACACCATACACCACCTTTCGATTTAGTTTGACGTCATTTTTATAAGTTGGCGTAGGTCTTAGCAAAAAAATTATTCTGATGTCTGCGTCCTTGACTTTTTGAAGCAGACGAAGACTACATGCAGAAACGATGTCTGAGCCATCAACAAATGCTATACAAGAATTGCCAAGTTTATTAAATTTATGAAGATTACACTTTGAAGAGGAATAAAGCTTATCAAAAGATTCTTCTATCTTCTCGGGACTTGTCTCTTTAATTACTACATCAGAGTCATCACGAGAAGACACAAGAAAAACTTTCTTGAGTTCTGGCCAAGACTTTAATTGTTCTACTAATACGGGCTGATTTCCTATTACTACAGCACAACTAGACTTTTTTACCATGTTCTAAAATCCTACTCATCTCTCCAAAATTCTTCCCTATAGAGAGGTTTATAACATACTTTCCAAAATCTGTAGAAGAGAAAATTTCTTCTATCTCTCTTATTTTATGTTTTTCATTCTTGTCAAAATCTAATACAAGACAGTCGTGAATAAGGAAAGCGATATAGCTTCTCATCTTATTCTTTTTCAGACATTCCCAAACTTTTAGTGCCTGCGCAAGAAACAAATCACTCGTTGTGCTTTGGATAAGATAATTAAAAACAAAATGAAAATCCTCTATTTCTATAGTTCGCCCCAAAGGTGTTTCAATCTTTTTCCCGTCCCAATACTTCTTTATTAGTTCTTCTCTGTCAAATATCTTTAAGGAAGCATCTTCTGGGTTATACAGCCAAGAGAAAACTTTCTTTTTTGCTTCTTCTCTGGAAAGTTTACCGCAAAAGAGGTTTTCTGCATTCCATTGGTGGATATCGTGTTGAGGTTGTTCTTTCCCAAACAAATGTAAAATAGTTCTTATTTCAGCTCCATTTATGTCCAATTCGACATAAACATCATTGTTGGGACAAAGAATGTGTCTTTCTTTTTTGGGCAATCTAAGTATCGGAAAAGAACCCGGCCGCTCGCTCAGACGCCCTGTAACAGTACCAAAAAGATTATAGTCTATTCTCTGTAGGCTTTTATTTAAAGCGTTCTTTATGTCTTCGTCCGCTTCTGCACAGACGTTAAGTTTTTTAAAGGCTATGTCCTCTAATAGAAACGACGCCTGTTTAAGCAAATTATAATTCTTTGGCCTTTCGGTCGAATCAATAATCTTTTTTGTTATTTCAGTTCTTTTGGCGGCAAACTCAAGCAAGAAGTCAAAAGAAAATAAATCAACAAAATTCCTAGAAGTTACTTTTACTTTAGCTGTTTTAATTGCACACTGATATGCGGCCCATGTTTCATAAAGCTTTTCCCAGTCTCTCCTTTCCTTTTGCGAACATACGTCGACAACCTTTTTATTGGAACAGTACAAAGCGGCGGAGTCAACACAAGGGAAGGCTCTCGATAGATACCAAGAAAAACTCGGGACTGGAAGATTTCCGGACTCTGAAAGAGATAATACATTAATACTACCATCACAGTAAATAACGTCAGATTCACCGTTTTTAGAAGAAAAAAGAACGTCTATGAAATTCATGCTGCCTTATCTTGTTTCGGCCTCAAGATATCGCATCGCACGGTCAAAGTCAAGTTCTTTTAAAAGAGCACAAGATTTCTCAATAATCTTCTTTTTCTTGGCCAAAGACAGCCCCTTATCCGAATACTCCAGCTTTAACCCAAGATAAAGATTAAACCAAAAACCAACGTCTTTGTCAACATCCTTTTTATTAACGTATTTGCGATAAGAAGCAATAATAACTTCTTTTAGCAAATCCAAGTCTTTATATTTCGCGTCTTCGAAATATTCTTCAAGTACCGAGTTTTGCTCTGTTTTTTCTATAAAAGGCTTTGCCGCATCAGAATAAAGATTAAACATCAATCTCCATGGAGCGTTTTTATCTACAGCAAACCCAAATCGGACAGCACAGCTCTGATAAAGGGGATAATTGTCGTCCGACATTAAAACAGTTTTTGGGTAATCGTCTGAATGAGACTTTTTCATTACCTCTATTCCAAGTCCACTGCAAAGAGGATCACAATACTTGGAATTAATAAAGTCTGTAAACGTAAATGGTAGTTTTGTATTTTCTGAGAGTGCTATTATCTGTCTTGAGAAGTTAAGAAAATCCTTCTTTTTAAAGAACCCATTCTTAAAAGAGTTGTCTACCAAGTTTGCAAAATAATTTTTGTATTCTTGCTCGGGGTTTTTATAACCAGAGACAACTTTTATATCTTTGAATTCGCTTTTATCCAAGCATCCGGCCATTTTAACAAACTCTTTCTTAAAGGATTCGTAAGCCGATACAACAAAACTTACTCCTCTTTCTTTCTTCTTCCCAGAGTCTAAATAAACATCAAACTTATCTTTCTTAGGGATTATAGAAACTCCATTAAAACTCTTTCCATAAACTTGATGCCGATAAAGGAAGTCGATATAATATCCGTTTAATTCAAGTCTCTCGTCAAAAAGAGAAAGATATTCTATTCTCTTGTTAAAAAGAATTCTCGTGGACATGGAGTTTTTTCCATCTGCAACCATATTATTTTTCAACTCCGTCTACAGAGCTATAACTTTGAGTAGAAGAAACATTACCGTCGTCTAGGCTTCTAGGAGTTACAGCTCCCTCTTCTTCCCCGACATTGAACCCAATTACCATTTCCGTCATACATGTCAAATTTGTTTTAAAGCTACTAGGAGTAATCTCACACTCCGTTTTAATTACAGTATAATACCCCAACAATCCAAATCTTCTCGCGTTTGTTTCATTTGCAAGCATTGGAGACGGATGAAGAAATATCTTACTTCCGTTGGTAAAAATGTTATTCCCCATCAACGCCACGTTAGCATCAAAAACGTCCAACAACATCAAACCATCAGAGCTTTCAATGCCTTTTTTAATCTTTGCCATACGAACGCTTCTTAACGCCTCGTCGCTTCTTTGCGCATATTTTATTTCTTCTGTTATGCCCCGATTTCTCCCCTCATAAAGATGATATACTCCATTTTTCTGATCTTTTTCAACATCAATCTTTTTAAAGTGTGCTCCCTCGTAATCAATAGCAAACACAATAAACCACGATTCCTGCTCCGGAGATATTTGTTGATTAGATTCAGATATGACTTTTTTATCTCTCTTCTTGGGAAAAGTTAAAACAGTCGAAGAAAACAAAACTCTTTTGCTTTGAGGATATCTTCCCAAAAGCCCTTTTGGATGATGTAGGCTGGGTCTAATCAGGCTCTGCAAAAGACCAAAGATAAAGTTCTTCAGGAACACAGAGGGAACTCCGGTCTTAATAACGTTTGCTTTAAACCAAGTCAAATAGTTGTTAAGAGATATCGGCAAATCGGCAATAGAAATACTTTTTAACTCTCCTCCGTCGCCTTTTATCGTTATATTCCCAAATAAAATCTTCAAATCTTGAAGAATCTTGGGATTGTTGCCCTCTACGATCCTCATCGCAGCATCAACAAGATCTCCAAAAAAGAAATACTTAATATCAAATCTTCCATTAATGTAAGACAACTCTGGAGATTGGGAGCTTCCTTGCAATATCTTTTTTGCCTGTTCATCATGGTCGTTTGCATCGGAATTTTGATTTTTTGGTATTTTCTCCAAATATGCTTGTTTTTCTTCCGGTGTTAAATCAACCTCAAGATGATACAATACATCCAAAGGCTCCGCTTCAAGAGAATATATTTGATCGTTGCATTTTAACATTTCCAACAAAATCTTGTATGCAGCATATATCTCCTGTTGCCTTAGCTCTTTTATTTCTTCTTGTCGCTTTTTCTCAAGATCCCTTTCTATAGTTCTAATATCAACGCCCTTTTTTTCTGCTTCGTCGTCCAACTCATATGCTTCAAACTTCAATAACGAATTTTGAAACTTCTTATCTGCCTCCTTGATGGAATAGAAAATATCTGCATCGGCAGAATTCATCAAGCCTTCCAAAGAAGAAATAAAATCAAAAGTCATTCTCACATAACCAGCTTGAGCAATCTCCGTTTGATAATTCACAGGAAAAAGCTGCAAGACGATATTGTGAGAATTCAAAGCATCTTTTAATTTCTTTGACAAAAGGGGATTGTTTTGGTCAAAAGACCAGCCAACATGAGCCTTAACTATAAATGGAGGATTGTTCTTAGCACTTATTCCATAATTCCCCAACCAACCCATTGAGGATCTTTGCTTAAACCAAGTAAAATCAGAAAAACCAATTTTATATTCTCCGTCTATTGTCCTCTCTTCGAAAAACTCGTCAAGAGAAGAAAATAATATTGTTAATGACGCCAAGATGTTTCTATCCGACGTCGCAAGGTCGGTTCCCTCATAACTCCATTTAAAAGATTCTACACCCGCTCCTCCTCCTCTTGCTTTCTTGTCTTTAAATATCTTCTCTATGTCCTTTGTATCAATAAAGTTCTTGAAAGTATACTCAACTTCTTTCTTTTTCCCACCTTCCAAAAGAAATACTTTATATAGTCGTATTTTTGGAACCAAACAGCTTTGTTGAGCAGGAGTCATGTTTAATATTTCTTCTGCTCCTTCTCTTCTTAAAAGCTTGGATATAAAGCTTTCTGAGCTTTCATTTGTGGTGAGATATAAATGAGATTTTGATTTATTCCTTGTCTCTTGCTGTTGAATTATCTTGTCGAAGTTGGCTGCAATATATTCCTGCTCTCTAAATCCACGATAAAAAGCTTCTTGAATCTTTTTAACAGCAGAATCAAAAGACTCTTCCTGCTTTTTTCTTTGTTCTATTGTCGCTTCTGCCGCTCTAATGTCCGAATGCTTTATGACATTGGGGTCATAAAGATCACCTACTCTTCTTTCCATCTTTATCCCTCAAACATCATCATAACTTTTTCCAACGGCAAAGGAATATAAACTATTTGTCCAATTGTTAATTGGCAGTCTACTGGAACTTGGTTAAACCAAGCAATCAACCACCATAAAGTAACATCTCCATAGTGTTTATATGCAAGTTTATAATACTTGTCCCCGGCTCTCCATGTATGATTAACAACATCAAGTTCTTTTATTTGTTCTTTTGTCGGATATTTCAGTTGAAGAGTTTTGTATTGTAAAATATGCTTAAGCCCCTTTTTCTTAAGCTCCGAAGCATACATTTCATTTTTGTTGATAACAGGATTTAACCTGCGATAACGAGAGATGGGCATTATTTAACAACCTCTTTATACGATTCTTTGATTAATCTTCTTAGAAAGGATTCTTTTATTTCTTCTTTCTTGTCCAAATCCCATTTCCTGACGATTCCTGGTGTTTCTTTATTATAGTGGTCGGGGTTATGTTGATAAAGAATCTTCACGACCTCAACATGGCCGTTTGCCGAAGCCCATCGGATGGCAGCGTTGTCATCGGCCGAGGGAACAACCCTCTTGTCGGAAAGAAGAATCTTCACGACCTCAACATGGCCGTTTGCCGAAGCCACTCGGATGGCAAGGTTGTTACCGGCCGTTGGATCAACCCTCTTGTCGGAAAGAAGAATCTTCACGACCTCAACCTGGCCGTATTCCGAAGCCCATTGGAAGGCATAGTTGTCATCGGCCGTTGGATCAACCCTTTTGTCGGAAAGAAGAATCTTCACGACCTCAACATGGCCTTTTGCCGAAGCCCATCGGATGGCAAGGTTGTTACTTGTTCTTACGTTCGCACCCTTCCGAATTAAATCTTTTACATATTCGAGGTTGGGAGTTTCTTCTTGTTTTACCGCATCTTTTAGCTTGTTGTTTAGCAAACCTTGCCGTTGAATCTGTTTTTCATATTTTAAAAACTCTTCGGGGATACCACCCTCCGACATCTCCGCCATCATTTCGATGGAAGGATTATACCCGGCTCGAACAATCTTCATTAGCTTTCGGAGTTCGTCGACATTATACGCTTCCGCTTCATCTCTATTGAAAGCCGCAGCAACAAACTTTAGCCAATCGTCATATGTTACTTCCTTCATGTTCTTCTGCATCAAGGAAACATATTTGTTAAATCGGTCTTGACCTCCGATCTCTTCTATTACTTCTCTCGGGGTTTGAAGAAGATTTCCCGTAAATATGCCGCCAGGATATTCGTTCTCTACTGTCGTTACGGTTGTTTCGATACCGTCCCCTTGGTCGACAACAGCAAAGTTAATTCTTGAAAACCTGTTACTTATGACGTCTTCCAAAGGAACTGTCTTGTTTATGACGTTAAAAAAGACGACCCCATCGTTAATCGTATATTGATAGAAATAGTTCTGTCCTTGGGCTGCAATACACCATGGGGTTCCTCGACCCCAATAACAAGAGCCCTCCCTCGACAGCAGACGAATCATGATGTATTCATCGTCCTCATAAAGAGTTTGGAAATGTTCCCCTTCGCCACTTTCGGCTGCTTTATAGGCGGTTTTCTTCTTCTCTTTCCCCTTCGATCTCTCGCTCCGTTGCACGGTTTCGTAATAGTTGATTGCGTCGAAGACTCTTTCAGCCGTTTCGTATTGATTAATGTCTTTCTTTTCCAGCCGAGGACCAATCTGATCGAACTTAAGAAATGCGTCCGCAACAAGCTCTTTGCTCTCGTTGCCTTGAAGAGTTCTTTTTAAAGCCCATTCCAAATACTTCTGTTTGCCCGTCGGATCTTTCGAGGCAAAGAAGTCGATTAGCTCTGTTTGCTCGGGAAGCTTTTCTTTCAGAGAGGAAATTTTATCTTCAAGCAAAAGAACATCTTTAACTTCTTCCAAAATTACATATCTCATTATTTCTTCCCCAACACAACATCTTCTTGAGATTCTTTCACACTATCCCCAACAGAAGAATCTGTTGAAAACTTTTCATTATCTGTTCTTTCCTCTGGAAGAACAATGTATCCAAACGGATACCGATTCCCAACCTTATCATCCGAAAACACAAGAGCCCCATCTTTCGAAGATTTCTTTGTCCATCCTGGAAGATGTGTATGAAGAATATAAAGCATTACAGAAACAGAAATCGTCTTTGGGAACGCCTCTGAGTCAAGAGTGCCAAAGAAAAACCCATCGTCTACAACGGGAGCATAATCTATTGCTCCGTCAATATAACATACAACACCACTTGGGATAAGAGTTGTATTTTTTTCTTCCCCGGTGTCCCCTTCGTTGTTTGTCAAAAAGTTAATAAACTTCGCCTTCATCAGAGGAGGTGCCGAAATCTGTCCGTCTTCATAAACGGGATAAACCATTCTTTTCAAAACACCAATTTTATACAAATTTAATTTTGCTTCTTCTTCGCTTTCTGCAGGAACATTCCAAGAAATTGTAACTGCTCGTTCTGTTCCTTTATATATGCTCATCGCATCCATACGACCATATACCTTATTTTTTTCCCATTCAGCAGTATGTGTATCGCGATAATCAGTCAGAAACGCTTTAAAATCTACTCTTTCTCCCGAAGGAATATGCTGAAATTGGATAATTAACCCTTTCCTCTTTTCAAGGAAATCCGTTCCTTTTACTTCGGGAAGTGATATCTGGTCATTCCCCGTAAGCTTAAGACTTCTTCCATCAGAAGATACGCCGTATTGTTCGTCTTTTTTTATCTCTGTCAACGATTAGCCCTCGTTAGTAAGCAACCGACCTAGAGTCTATTCTAATTTCTTCATTTATTGTGTCGACAATAATCTTCTTAAATACCTTGCCGTCTAAATTGAGAGAAATATGTACCTCTTTCCCACTTCCGCCTCTCTTCGCACCATCAAAATTATTTGAAGTAGAACGAAGGCCAGAAATAGATTTGCCAAAAACCCCCAACAAAGCTGCACCCGGAGCACCTATCATGGCAAACCCGGCCAACGACAAGGCCAAAGCAGACACACCAGAAGCCGTTGAAAGAAGTCCCGCTCCAATATTAAACCAATTCATATTTGAAAAAGAATCAAAAAACTTTAACATCTTGTCACCGGCCATATCGGCAAAGCCGGTTAAAGAATTAACCATCATGCCGATCCCTTCCGCCGCTTCTCCAATACCTTTTGCTGCAACACCAAAAGAAACAAATGTTACAGAAAGAGCCAACAATGTGCCAATAGCCGCTAGTCCAACAGGCCCCATTGCGCCAAGAGTAAACAATAAAATTCCTGTACCTACCGTAAACGCTCCCAATGCTCCTACAACTCCCCAAATTTGAGCAGGGTCTAATTCTTTAAACGAAGCTGCAATATTCGAAATGCCTTTTGAAGCAATCCACACAGACGCACCAATTGCCAAAATAACCCCCGCCATACTCCACAGACTAGGACCAGCCGCTTTAGCTGCAGCCCCGGTGCTAGCCATCCCTCCAGCAACCGTACTGCCGCCAGTAGCAGCGCCGCCCCCCCCAAGAACAGAAGCAATACTTTTTAAATTAATAAATAAACTTCCAAAAAAGCCGACTCCCTTTATGGCAGTTGCAACACCAAAAATGGCCAACAACCCTCCTGGATGTTCAGAAACAAGTGTTTGTATCGTTGTAACTATCTTCTCTAAAGTGGGATAAATTTTTTCTACTAGGGGAAGAATAGTGTTCCCCAAAGAAACCAAAGTGCTTTTAAGTCTATCCGATAGTGTTCTAGCATCTTGAATCAATTTATTCATGTCTGCCTGTTGTTCATTATATTCTTCAAGACCAGCAGAACCGGCATTAAATAGCTTTGCTGTTGTCGCCGTATCTAGTTCCAAAATACCAGCAATGGCTTCTTGTTCTTGACGAGTTAATTGCGAAAACTCCAACCCTGTTGCTTCAAATTGCGACATTAGATATGGAAGTTTTTCATCTAAATCTAATGTTAGCAAATCAACACTATTAACAAGGTTTTGCCCCAACATCGCATTTAATCTACCCGCTGCCGTTGCTGCCCCTTCAAACGTATCAAATTTCTTTGCAGCACTCATCAGATCTTCAACAGAAGTTCCCGCATTCCTCGCCTGAATTGCCATGTTTTTAAACACAGACGTCATTCTGTTCCCGTAACTGGCAACCATTGGAGCTGCGCGAGAGAAAGAAGAAATCATTTCTTTCGGAGGAAGGCCCATGGAAACAGCGGCTTTTACCATGCTCTCTTGCATTTCGAGAGCGCCTTCGGAAGTTTGATTTAATGCCTTTGTCGCAAGATTAAGAAATTCTGCACTTTCTTCGGCAGAAATACCCAAATATTCCAACTTCCCCGTGGACATAATAAGTTGTTGCTGAATTTGAGCCCCTTCTTTTCTAAAGTCCACCATAGAAGAATAAAGAGCGTTAATAGAAGATTCCGCTTGATCAAAGCCAACACCCCAAGCTTGACCTTTTAGAACAACGTCATTCATAACAGGCATAAATTTTCTTCCTGTGCCTGTCAGTTTCGCAATAGAAGCGGCAGCATCATCGGACGCCATAACTGCTTCTTGAAACCCTCTTACAAATTTATTGCTTATGCCCTTGGAGATTTCGTTGATTCCCGAAATTATAGCTTTTCTTTTTCCTGGCTGAGTAAACAAAGAAAACGTTTTAACAATAACTTTATCTAAAAGGGTCATCTCTCGGTTTGTATCCAAGAAGAGATCAAATAATTGTCCATAAGACTCTTTCGATTGCTCTATTAGCTTTATTTTCTTCTCTAAGAGAGGGATAGATTCCTGCAGGGTTTTTAAATCTTTCTTGTTCTTCTCTATTTCCTGCTCTGTAAGCTTATTAAGCTCCTCTTTCGAGGTAAGAATTTCAACAAGCGCTTTTCCCCTGTTCCGAGCTAGTTCTAGTAAATCTTTTTCGTGTTTGATAGAGTTTAGATATTCCGAATTTAATTCTTCTTGAAGTTTAACAGCATTTTGAGATATGGTAGATTTAGTTGCCATTTTTTATTTCCCAAAAGGCCACTTAATACCTGTTGTCTTCTGAAAAGAATCAACAGCCTTTGAAAGCCAAGATTTGCTTGCATATGTCTTGGGATTGTCTAGCCCATATTTTGTTATGGAGTCGACATAGCCCTTTTCTCCAGCAATAGCCTTAGAAAATAAGTCTACTTGCTCTTTGGTCCCTACAATTTTAACAGGAATGGCAAAATCCGACCCAAATAGTCTTTTAAGAATATTCTGTATTGCCACACCAAGAGACCTTGTAAATCTATCCTCGTTTATTTTATCTTTTTCATTTAAATTAATGCGAATTTCTTGTAGTTCTTGGTCTTTTGACATGGACAGTTCTCCCAAAAAGAAAAGATTTCTTTCTCAAATAATTAGTGATTTCTTATTGTTTATGGATGATTAAAGCTGGGAGGGCCACTATTTTTCTTTGGCTTCTCTTCTTCCAGCTTTGCAGATAGTTTCTCGATCAAAAATCTTCTTAATCCAACAGACATATTATAAGACGTTAATATCGAAATATTCCCGTAATATGCCAATAAAAACATCGCCTCCCAAGCCTTTTCCACATATTCATCATTTATTCCAAAAAAAGCTGTGGTCAAGCGGAACCTCCGAGTCCGCTTCGAACCCACAAGAACAAGCAAAATGATACTTTCTCTTAATATCAGGAGCCACTTTAGAATAACAAAAAGTTAAATGGGCCGAGTCTACCATCGGAAGCTTTTCTAATGCTGTACGAAGGAATACGGCAGTCCTGGGGTCATTCTTTGCTATCTTCTCCCCCTTTTCGTTCTCAATGGAAACAACGGCAGTTTCTAGCACAGAAAGATTTGTCAATTCCTTAATCTTTTTTTGTTCGTCTCGGGTTAAAAGCTGAAATTGTGCTTTCCATTTGGTTTTGGGAAGTTCTATTTCATATGTCTTTGGGCCGGTTTTTACAATTACTTCGTCCCCTTCTGGCATACCTGGGGCTAGCTCAAAACTGTCCAAATCTACGGAACTATTAACTCTTTGCCCACAAGATGGACAGCCCAAAGAAAACTCATATTTCGGAGATATGGATTTTGACCGAGAAGCAATAACAATTGCGTTAATATCGGCAGCCAACAGCTCTCTCGGGTTTATGTGTTTATCCACCAAGATATGAGCAAGAAATTTATCTATTGCAAGGTCTTTTTTCCATAAATCTTTGTTGGAAAGAATATCCTCGTCTTTTGCTGTCATATGATAAATTTCAACGAATTCAGCATCTTTCAGAGGGTGCCCCTCTGGATAAAATCTTCCTTTACTTGGGATTTCTATTGTTTCCGTCTCAACAGGAAGATCAAACCATCTTGTTTTTTCTTGTGTTGGCGGAGGGTTGAAAGCTACATCTTCTTCTGTTGTTTTTTGATGCGCTCCCAAAAGTCGTTCGTCGTTTCTTGTTGCCATGTTTTATTACCTTCTGGCGAACTTTCGCCAATGCTCATGCTGCGCTGTCTACAGCCCTTCAAACACATAAAATATATCTCACATAAGTCGGTTTCGTGTGCTATATTTACAATGTGTCGAAGATTTATACTACGACTTATGAAAGAACCGCCGCCTTGGCGGGGATAGCCTGCTGTCAAGAAAGCTCTGGTTCTGGCCTTACGGCCAGAATGAAACTCTCTCATGGGCAGGAATTGAGTAGCCGTGTTAGCTAAGGAGTTCATGGTTTAAGTCTCAAAGGGGACCTAGATTAGCACATTAAATAGGCTAATGTGAGGATTTTAGCAAGAAGAGAAGAAATAAACATTACGGGAAAACGCGCTGACGAGTGGGAGGAGTGTTTAATTCTGCCCAATCGTAAACAATGGTAACTTCCACTTCTGAAAGCTCATCGCTGGAATAATCCAATGTTGAAGGGCTAACTGCCGATATCCAAGCATTGTGGAGCATCCAAGTTTCTGTTTCACCACCTTCCTCATCTAACTGCGCAATCTTTATTAAACCAAGACTTGCCACAGAACGACTTTTAGACATAGAATTGGATAAATCGGATTCGTTAATCGGAGGATGATATCCCGCCTTTGAAATATATTTCAAAAGAGACATTACCGTATCATCACCAAACCCAAAGTCTACAAAAGTAGCACTAATGTCCTGCCAAGACATAATACCAGGGAATTTAAATTTGTGCCCCATGTAGTGGTGTTCTACTGTATTGACTTCAAATTTAGGCTTATCGATCTTTTTTGCGGCAATTCTGGGAACTTCGCTGATGCCCAAATAAACAACCCACCGAAAAGCTCTCTTAGTGTCCGCGCCTATTGCATCACGCCAAAAAGCCATATTATTTCCTCTCCTCTAAGTAATTACAATTAATCATCAAACGATGCACCACTAGAAGTAATGTTAAACTCAACAGCCAGATATTCAATTGCCTTAGCAGGCTTCAAAAGAATCTTTGCATACATGATGTTCCTGTCACGTAAATCAGGAGTCGTAGTGGTTTCGTCAAGAATGATTCTAAAGTCTTCTAGACCGTAGTTAGACTTCACGCTAGCCAGAAGCGGTTCTACTTTAGAGTAAAACTTTTGCCACGTCGCCTGGACGTTATTCTCAAATAAGATTCCTTTGCTTCTTGTCGAAATCTCTTTCTTCAGATAGATCATCAGACGACGGACATTAATTCTGTCCAAAGCAGATTGAGTAGTCTGAAGTGTTTTCTGCCCAAAGATAACAATCCCCTCTTGTGGGAAAGAAGCGATAGGGTTGATATTCACTTCATATAATTTATCTCTGTCTTTCTTGGTCAGTTTCGCACGAACGTTAACAACAGGAATCCCACCCGCACCATCAGTTAGACCACCTCGATTAAATCCAGCAGGAGCAAACCACAGCTTGGAATTCTTTTGTCCATAGGCGAAAGCCCCAATTGCCACAACCGAAGGAGGAACCCACAGAAGAGCGTCGTTAATTGTATCTCTGACTTGCACCCAAGAATAATAGGTGCAACCATAAGAACTATTAATTCCTCTTCCCTGCAGATTAGAAACAACCGTAGAAACAGTCCCAACTCTAGAACTTTCCGAGTCGGTGCTTTCTGCACTAGGTTTGTAATCCCCATTCAGATCGATTACAGCTAGAGAATCTCGTCTTTCTTCGCAGGCATCAATAATATATCCAGTTAGACCTTCGTTAGAAAGACCCGGCATCGACATAATATTGCACTCAACAACTTCGGGATCTCTTACGGAATCAACCGCTCTACGGATTGTGTTGTAAGCGTAGTTTGTTAATTCTGTGCCACCAGTTAGATAAGTATTTCTAAAAGGTTCCTTCTCGGTAACATCTAGACCATCAAATCCACCAAACAGAGGAGCTGTAAATTGATCAAACCCAGAATCAAGAACCGTCTTCCAACCAGCAGAACCAGAGGCAGTATAAGAAGTACCTGCCGTTCTATAAGTCGAAGCATACAGAGCGTTGGTAGAAGATGCCGGATCAACCTTCAAGTTATCCAGAGAGAACTTAAAAGAATGCTCTGTTAGAGTACCATCGGAAAACGAATCTAGATCTGATGGCAGAGGATAAACCAAATCTTTAAAACTCTTCTCAAACTTCGCAGAAGAACCGCTTTGACAAGTGTCAATGCCCCAGTAAGCATCTCTAGGAGAACTAAAATTTCCTGTTAGCCCCGTAGTTCTAAGAGCAACCGAGGGGAAGGCCAAAGAACAAGTAAATGCCGAAATCCCAGAATGTATTGCTTGTGTACCTACTGTTGCATAAGTTGAATGAGGCACGCTACCCATACCTTTAACAAAGGCGGTTGCTCCCGGTGCACTACCGCTAGTCAAAGAAACAGTATTGCAGCGCAGTGGGCCATAGAACCCAAAGGGCAGAAGAGACGCATCTGTTAGACCAGAGTCTACGTCGTCATTCATTACAACATAAACAAATTTGCTTCTATTGGTATAATCACCATAGGTCACATATAGTCTGTTGGTCTCATCCCAAGTTTGATATTTTGTACCAATTTTCTTGGCAACGTAGTTGGGAGAAGAGGGATCAAGATTACAACCCGTGAAGGTCTCTAGAACAACTCTCTTCCCATCGTTATCCGAGCTTTGACGAATGGTTACTGTAAATGAACCATATTGATAATCTAAGTTCTCGCTATATTTGACATCTTCAACAGAGACTTTAATGTTCTTGCTTAGCCATTCGCCACCGTCCAAGCTAACAAATTTAAACAACTTTTGCATATCATCCGGATCGTAAGAGGCATAATCAGTTGATAAATCTTGTGCAAAGAACCACCCGGTTTCAGCTTTTTTAGAACCCATGCGATAGTCTGCACCATCATATGAGCCGCTGCCAAGAGCCATAATAAATCCATAACAATCACCTGCAACAGAACCAGCACCAACTGTATCTTTTAGATGCCTGTCGAAGGTTTGACCAAGCCAATAAGTTTTAAGTCCCGCTGTTGCAATAATGTCGTTATTCACCAAAGTCGGATTTGTATTAAATACTCTTCGAATATATTTCGCAGAATTATCAGAGAAATTAAAAGCCGTGGTCAGAACATCTGTACCAGACGAATTCGCGATTGTAGCCTTAAATTCATAATTTCCACCTTGAGATTTCACAAGAGCAGCAGCACCAGAGCCGGAAGCACCTACAACGGTGTCATTCGGCATCGTACCGCTTAGGCGAATAGAGCCCTCATCAAGATAAAAAATCGCAGCTAATGATGCACTTCCGTGATTTGCCACAGAACTAGAAGCAACAACAAATAAACCATAGGCTCCGCCATTGGTCGCTTGGTCTACTGTAGGCTCTACCAGAGCCGTTGCCCAACCCGCCTCTCCGTCCGCAGTAGCGTTGGTATGCTGTTCGCCTAGCAAACGAACATAAGTAATGGGAGATTCGTTTTTCAACCACGCCCAAGCAGCATAAGCGCCGTAAGTAGGAGCTGTATAATTACCATCTCTCCATACGTCACCACCCTTACCACCGGCAATAGGATTTCCAAAAATCTCCACAAACTCCGAAAAAGAATTAACTTTTACCGGACGCATACCAGGACCGCGTTCTGCACGACCGATGATTGCTGGACCAATAGGAACCCCGGTTTTGGAAACCTGAGAATTATCGGTCTCTTCAATCATAATCGCCGGGGAAATAAAGCGGAATTTATCAATCGCCATAAGTTTTTCTCTCCTCTGCGCTCAAAGCTCCAATCCTTTTTAAGATTGGTCATAGTAAATAGTTGATTTCTTGGCCAAAACGCGGAAGAAATAAGAGAAGTTTAATTTTCTTCGTCCTCATCCCAATCTAACATTACATATTCTCTAGGAATCTTGACTTCTACGATACTTTCGCCTCTTTTAATTTTAGGTGTCTTGCTGTTTTCCCCTGCTTCTGTAATGTAACCTATTGTTTTTACAGTAATTGTTGTCTTAAAGAATCGCTCTTCTTCTTTAGTTCCCTCCGCATTATCTTCCGTTGGAAACTCTTCTGGTAAGAATCCTTCATATTTGTGTCCTTCTCTGCCAAAGACGAAATAATTAATACTTCCCGGTTTTGATAAAAACGGTTGTACCAATGTGTTCATTTGCTGTATATGGCTTGTTTTTATTGATATTTTATATTCTATGTTGACGTAGGAAAATTGGGGTAGGTTTATATATTCATACAATACCTTCTTTGCTCTATTCTCCGGATACCAGAAGTTTATTTTTCCATACTCGTCCAAAGACTGTTCATTTCGATGATTTGCGGTTTTCTCGTGTTTTATGCGTCTTTTAAAACGAGCCACTCCGCCTTTTTCATCAGTATTTAAATTCGCAAAGAATTGGCCTTTTTCCGTAAGACTTCTCCCTATATCCCCTCTTCTTACCGATATTAACGGAAGTTCCAAAGAACCAGAAGACTCTCTTAAATCTTTGTTATTTTTTATATGGAAAACTCGCTCAGAATCAGACCAGATAACGGGAGTTTTTTCCCATCCATCTTGTGTGTTGCAAAAAAGGTCGAGTTCTTTATCAACCCAGTCATAAAAGGCCCAGTCAATGTTTTCTAGTGTTGATGGCTGAACTTCAAAAATTTCTTCTTCTTTCTTTTCTTTCTTCTTTTGGCTGTTATTGAAAGACGGCTTTTTTCTTCTTGAGTGAGTGTATGAAGGGGAAGCTTCCCCAGCCGTTATAACCGTTCCAGCGGAAGATAAAACAATCTCGCCGATGCTCTGCGCCAGCGCGCCGGTGGAGACGTTCGAGACGACGGTGCCGGCGGCTGATAGGAAGATGTCGCCGATGGAGTTGGAGAAGGTGCCGGTGGACGGGACGCTTTCGCGCAGCAAACAAGCGATAAGCGCCCAGTCCTCGCTCGCATGGTTGATGCCGGCAGTCCAATCAGACGACACAGACAAATTATATTCTTGAGCTGTGATCCGAGTGCCGTTGTCTTGGTTCCCACTTAATGTACCGTCGATAGCCGTAACGCCAGAAATATCACCTTGCCCAGACGCCACCGCGCAATAACCCATACCGGCGCCAGTGACAGTAAGAACCGCTGACGCCGGCGTGCCGGTGCCAGAACTGCCAGTGTATGACGACAACACCACAGGATAACCGGAGTTAGAATAGAAGTGCAGCGTCCTAAACCCCAAAGTATTAAGCGCAGTGTTTGGGATATTAAGTGTCCTAGACCCCGTTGTGGTCGTCGTCGTCCACCAAAGTTCAAGCACTCCCTCCGGGGAAGACGCGGCCTTTCTTTGCGTGTCGATTTGTGTAAACGTGTCTAACCCATCAGAAAAATACGGCGCTCCTCCTGCTCGGCCGGTCGCGCCTTGCGTATTGATAAAACAAAAAATGATTCTTGTCGCTGCGTCTATGATCGTGGTCATTGACAAGGGGTTTGTATTCCCATTTGGAATTCCGAGCAAATTGCCTTCTGCCTGAAAAAACGCCATCTTCTTACGCCCCCGGCGCCGTCCAGGTCCATGTGGTCACAGTCACCGTCTGCCCGGCCTCGATGGTGACGTCGTCAAGCGTCAAGTCGCCGCCGTCGCCGGTCGCGGTCACGGTGCCCTGTGCGTGGCAGGTCGTACCGTCGCTGGCGTAGAGCCGCCAGTGCGCAGCCGTGCCCGCCGCGTCGGCACTGGTATCGCTCCAGGTGCCGGCCTTGACCTTGCTGCCGCTCGACGCTGCCGCCATCCAATCGGCCGGCAGAGTGATGATCGCAAGCACGGTGCCGCTGTCCGCCGTCGCGCAGTCTGCGGGCTGCGCACCGGTGCGGATCTTGAGCACAGGAGACGCACCAACCGTCGTCTCAATTATATCTAAAAGTGCATTTCGTACCGTATCCGAATACTGTTGTGCCAATCATTTATCCTCCCAAAACTTAATCTTCGTTATCTTCGTTCCAATCCAACATTACATATTCTCTAGGAATCTTAACTTCTACAATGCTTTCTCCTCTTTTTATTTTTGGTGTCTTGTCGTTCTTTCCCGCTCCCATGATATATCCAATTGTTTTCACAAGAATCGTTGTTTTAAAAAATCTCTCTTCTTCTTGGGGCTTTTCTGAATTTCCCTCCGCAGCATATTTATCCGGCAAGAACCCTTCATATTTATGCCCCTCCCTGCCGAAGACGAAGTAATTAATACCTCCCGCCTTAACTAGGAAAGGTCTTATTAGTGTGTTCATTTGTTGAATATGACTTGCTTTTATTGATATCTTATAGTTTACCACAAGATATACCGGCTGCGGCATGTTGATATATTCATACAATACCTTCTTTGCTCTATTCTCCGGATACCAGAAGTTTATTTTTCCGTACTCATCCAAAGATTGCTCGTTTCTGTGATTTGCTGTTTTCTCGTGCTTTATCTTCTTTTTAAAGATTGTTACTCCGCCTTTATCGTCGGGATTAAGATTGGCAAAGAAAGGGCCTTTGTCGGTAAGACTCTTTGTAAAAGAATCTCTTTTTACAGAAATAAGAGGTAATTCAAGAGTTCCCGACATATCTCTTAGGTCTTTGTTATTTTTTATGTGATAGGATCTTTCCGCGCTCGTCCAGATAACAGGAGTTTTTTCCCATCCGTTTTGTGTATTACAGAAAAGGTCTAATTCTTTATCAACCCAATCAAAAAAAGCCCAGTCAATGTTTTCTAAGGTTGAAGGCTGAACTTCAAAGACTTCTTCGGAAGTTGGTTTTTTTTGAGATACTTTTCCCATTTATCTTACCCTCTTGTCCACTATCCCAAAATCACTTCCCGACTTTTCCCTCGTTTGCTCCCAAAACTCTTCTGGTGGTTCGCCATATCTAATTATGTAAACAGGTTTATATTTATCCTCTGTCGAAGCTTCAATTTCCACAATAGACAGAATCCTATTTCTTCCAGAATATCCAACAGGCTCCATAACTCTAAAGTTCGTATCTCCTGTATATTTTCTTGGAGAAGAAGATATTTTTTTAAGAATGGTAGAAAATTTATTTATGTTGTCTGCATAGTTTTTTTCTGCTTCTTGGGGAGACTTTACAAATTCTTGTATTTCAGAGTAGTCGTAATAAAGATATCTACTCTTTTCGTGTGCAAGAATTCTTTCATAATAAGAAATAATTGTTCTGAAAATTAGTTCCTCGTGTTTTCTCAAATATTCTTCAAATTTCTTGTTCCCATAGTCTTGCGTAACTTCTTTATACTTTTCCAAAAGCTGCTTAAATACATTTTCTACAATTTCTTTGCGATAATCTTCATATTTTTTTATATTCTCTAGTTCGTGAACAGTCCCATAAAAGTAATCGCCACTTCTCACGGATTTTGATATTGTTGAACCCAAGATACTTTTAATATCGTCTTCATCTGGTAATGCCGACTTAGGTTGTACTAAAGCAGAAATAATGATCCTATTTCCTCCATATTTAGCTACAGTTTGCTGGCCAGCTATTCTTGCTGTTAAAATGTTATTTGTGAAATAAGCTCCACCATAGCTATGCCTCGAAGGAGTATGAGTTTCCGCTTGAGGGTCGTCTTCCCAAGTTTTTTCTTTTGGGTTTGGGACCAAACCGTTGGTTAAAATAGAATTTAAAAACTTTGAGGAAGTGCCGTGAAAAACAACTTCTCTATTTTTAGTTCTACGCTCTTTAAGAACTCTTTGCGTTTCCTCTCTTATAATCTTCCCAAGATGTAAAGAAAAATTACTTAGCATTGAACACACCACTTCGAGCACGGACACATTTTGCCGCTATCTCTAGTTTATAATCTGTCTGTCCAAACAGTTGCTTTGGTTCAGACAGGGATACGATCTCATAATAATTGTCACCATACTCAAGAAAGTCCCCAACACGAACAAATATATTTTGGTCTTCTGTCAATCTCCTCTTGTGGAAATGTACAGTTACTTTTGTTCGTCTTTCTGGGCCAAATTCGTCTTCTCCTGTATAGCCTGGATCTTCCCATTCCAACAAAACAAATACTCGAACAGGAGGAAGGAATGTTTTATTTATTGCCTCGCCATAAAGCGGATGAAAGTCTGTTCTTTCAACATCTATGGCATAATACAAACACGCCTGGCCCAACATCTTCTCCATTATTTCGTTGGTTAATTGACGTTGGAAGTTTCTTTCCTTCTCGCCAAAAAACAACGGAGGCGGAGCTTGAGGGACGGACCATTTGTTATCTTTTTGAGACATTATTGTTCTTCTTTACCCCATGAAAATAAGAGTCGGAACTTTGGACAACGAATTCTGCAGATCATCGTGAGCTTTGGAATCCTTCTCGCTAAGAGCCGCATAATCCGTTTCTTCAAGAACCTTCAACAACTCTTCTTTTAGTTTTTCTTTCTCTTGCTGAGCTGCCGACAATAAAGCCTCTCCATTAAGAGTTATACTATCTCCCGGAATAGGAATTGCCGACATCTTGCTTCTAACATATCCAAGAGTTTCTTTGCTCAAAGCAAGAGCATAATTTCTAATCCACATCTTGCCCATAGAGTTAATATTTTCATATGGTATGTTGGCAAACGGCATGGTGTTGATGTTGTTCACACCATCTATTTCTTTCTGTGTTGCGGAATCTGCGCTAGCCCAAGGAGCATTATCTTCTGGAACTATAAACTCAAACCACATCTTTGTAGGAGAAGATGTTGTAGGAATAGGGAACAAACGAACTTTATTATTTCTTATCTCGTAAGAATAGTGTGAAGTTCTGTTCCACAATCTATCTTCCAAAGACATCACTCTTAATTTCATTTCCCAAGAAGGCATAATTTCAAAAGATGTCTCGCTTGAATAGTTGTTATAAGACATGAACCCAGCAACGGTATTTAAACCGCCATAAATGCCGTATAACGACCAGTTGGCCATACCTGTTTGATAATGAATTTTCTTGATAAATACTCTTTTGTCTCCGACAGTCCCACTAAAGTCCGCCGATGCTTCTAAGATTGCCTGAAGATCATAATCCTGTTGTCCAGCAACAATGTCAATAGAAGCAGAATAAACAGTTTTGTAACCCCCAATGCCAACCATCTCCGAAAACATCTTTGACATACTGTTGAGATAGCCAAAGTTGTATTTAATGTACTTTAGACTTGAGCTGGCTGGGGCCCCACCAGAGCCCGTAACCTCTCCCATATGGTCAAAAGAAGCTGTCGCCCCGCCCAGAGCAGAACCCAATGTGCTTCTGGCCTGATAAAGATTAACAAGATAAGAATATTCTAAACAAGACTCTTCATAAGCTGCGAATACCGAATATTTATCAATTTCCAAATCGAGTGTGTTGCCGCCCATCCTTTGAAAGGTAAAAGCCACCTGAGAGGCAGCCCCTCTCTTGAACTCATCGCTTGAATAAACCCCAAAGGGCAGTGGATGTGTTACGGTATTAACGTCCGTATAAGATGCTGTTTCTGGTAAAACAACAGAACTTACGGAGCTTGTGGGATACAAATTTGTGGTCATTTACAAAGACCTCCAAGAGACACTTCGTTCATAATAAATAGTTAGTTTCGCAAAGGATTTCGACAAGAAGACAATAAAAAAGAAGAAAGCCGCATTAATCGCGGCTTTCAAGGGAGAGGTGGGAAAGGGTTTAGAGGATTGCCTTTTTTCGATCTGGCTCAGAACGAACGCTGTAAAAGGCTGTTTACTTAATTATTTCCTCTCCTCTCCGGTGGGATGTTTACAACGTCCTCATTCTAACTAGAGAGCACCTTCAGTTTTTTCGTCTTTTTTGCCTCATTCTTCGGGATAACCAGCTTTAAAATGCCATAATTATATGAAATTTCTGCCTTTTCTAAATCATAAATATTTTCTGTGTCGTAGTAAGATGTTTCCAACTTTGTGGAAAGATTAGAAATCGGTTTTTCTCCAGGATCTGCCTTAATTATCATCTGGTTCCCTCGAACCTCCACGGAAATATCCTCTTCCCGAAGGCCGGGAACAGCATATTCAAGAATTTTCTTGTCCGCTTCTTCTTTTGTGAAATAATCTTTGTACTCTTGGACCTTTTGAAAGGACCACTGTACTGGAGCGTCAAATAGTTCATCTTTAAACACAGGCCAAAAGTAATTCATAGGATCCATTAGTTTCATTAGTGAGTTGTTTTTCATAGTTTTATCCTCCGTAGGTTTAGCCTTTTCAAGGCAACGGAAAGATAAACATAAAATTTTGATTGTCAAGCAAGAAATTAACGAACAAACCCAAATCTCTTTAAAAATTCTCTTTCTTTCTGCAATTCCTCTTCTGCTAACTGAGAAAAAGACACCAAGCAAGAGGGGAACGGAGCCCCCGTCTTCATCTGAACCCCATCCACAACAAACTTAATCCTTCCTGAAATAAAACAAATGTGCTTTGCGTGCTCAAACACCTTCTTAAAAGCTTTTGTGTCTGTTCTTGCTGGAGTAAGCATTAGAACTCGATAACATCTTTTATTTACGACTTCATCAATTGATTTTTCTACCCACTTCTTTAATTGGCTATAAGGAGGATTTACGAAAACCTCATGCCCTTCCCAAGGAAATTCTAGTCCATTTGTTCCGTTTTTTGTACAATACAAAGAACATTTTGCATTTTCTGATGTTGCACAAGGATCAAGAGAAAATCCATAAAACTCATCCAAATTGGCAAACATCTCATCAGGAGTTCCATATTCGTCGTTTTTATGCGAATGAACTAGTTTTTTTGTTCTCTTGTCCATTTTATACCTCTTCAATTTCGTCTTCTGTCAAGACGATAAAAACTTCTTTATCTCCGGATTTAAACTTTACCGTAAAAAGAAACTTTCCGTCCCCGTAGTCCTGCCCAACAACTACGCCATATCCGTTTAGAATTTCTTCTCGAAACGGAAGATAACAAAGATTATTAAATTTTGTTATTTGAACGTTTTTCGTCTTTACAACAGCATCCAGCTTAATCGGACAGAACCTGCTGAATAAGGCGTCGGCATAATCTTGAACTTTTTTCAAATCGTAACGTAATACACCGAGAGTTCTTAGTTTTTCGTGCGTTTCTACAAGTTCATTTAGTTTTACGAAAGAAGGATTATTTACCATAAATCGTGTTCTGCCTTTCTGTTAGTTTTATAAAAACCTCGTCAAAAGACACAGGTTTAAAACCATTCGAATCGACCCCAGCATGATACCTCAAAAGGCTGGCATCTGCAACAAGTTCTTTGTGTGTGTGGCCATAAAGGTGCCAAGACTTAAAATAATAACTCTCCCACTCTTCCATCGGATAATGGAAAAGAATAACTTTCCTAGTTTTGCCTTGACTTGCAAAGTCTCTTGCCAAATATGGCTGAACAGAAAGAAATTGATAAAAAAAGTTGTGGTCCTTAATCAAACGTCTATCATGATTCCCGATAATTAAATGTTTCTTGCCGTTCAGCCTACCGATGATTGACAATGCTTGTTGAACACCACAGAAGCCAAAGTCCCCAAGATGAAAAATATTATCTTCTGTTCCTACAACAGAATTCCAGTTTTCTATAAGCTTCTCGTTCATTTCTTCTATCGAAGAAAAAGGACGGCCTTTTCCTAGATGCAAGATGTTTCTGTGCCAAAAGTGGGTATCGGAGGTAAAGAAGTCCATTAAGCATTTCCTACTTATTGTGGATTGGGAACCTCTGGAAATAAGAGGCCCAAATCTCCCTCGCACAATTCACGCGCCCGGTTCTCTCGGGAAGAGCCTTCTGGAGGGCTCGACGAAGGGAATACTTTCGACCCTTGTTCTTGTCGAAGTTGTCCCAAGCCACGCACATCGCCTTCCCCTCGCCAAAGGGAGTCTCAGTGTTGTCCGAGCCCACAAGAAACACCTGGCACTCCGTAGAACCGCCATGATTTCGAGTCTTCTCCACCACCTGCCCCGTCTTGGGGTCTGGCGACTCATACTTCTCGAACACCCGATTGTGCTTCCACAGAATACGAATCTTCTCACCAGTGCTCAGCATCACATCCAGCATCTTCCTTCTCCTTGTTTCCGCAACTGTTTGTTTTTCGTAACCAACTACAGAAAGGTTAACAAACTTAAGGGATTTTGTCAAGCTCAATCTTACATCCAACATCTCTTAAAAGCCTCACGACCTCAACATGGCCGTTTTTCGAAGCCAATTGGATAGCCTGATTCTCATAGGCCGTTGGGTCGACCCTCTTGTCGGAAAGAAGAATCTTCACGACATCAACATGGCCGTTTTCCGAAGCCCATCGGATGGCATAATTATCAAAAACCACCGGATTAACCCTCTTGTCGGAAAGAAGAAATTTCACGACCTCGACAAGACCTTTTCCCGAAGCATATCGGATGGCATAGTTGTTATCGGCCCTTGGATCGAACACCTCCATCGACAGAATTAAAGCCGCTTCCTTGTCTTTGCCTTTTTTGCAAAGCTCCCAAAAAAGCCGCTCTCCTCTGTTTTGTTCTCTTCTCATTTTAAAAAGTTCCCAAGCTCAATCGTTGAGCAGAACTTTCTTTTTTCTCTCTTGCGAGAAATTCTCTCCCTCAATCTCTTTTAGCGACTTTTTAGGACGAAATTCTCCACAAAAATCACTCGGATCCTTCAATACCTCTGTTGGATATCTTCTGCACCATTGTTCACGATAAAACCAGCAATTATCACAACACTCTTTCATTGATTTTTCCCCAGGTTGTTTTCAACAATAATAATCGGCTCTCCCGCAGGAGGACCATAAGACTTGGAATTATTCCAATGATCGTAATTAGCTCTATCCACAACCCAAATCCTCTTAATGCGAATTGAGTCGGGAACGGGAGCCCCTGTATCCGTCAAAATAAAACAAGCATCATATCCCGATTCAACTGCCCACTTTGAGCAGTTATTAAAATCGGTTCCGCCTGCCAAGGCCCGGAACGGCTTAACCTTCTTATTCTTTTCCCATCTAAACAAACTCTTTGTCTCAACCTCAACGTCAAAAGGAACCACATCAAACTCCACAAACTTCGCAAGACTATCCAACTCACCAAAGAACATAGAAAGAAGTTCGTCTCCCATCGAACCAGATTGGTCCATCAACACCGCGATTCTTGCCGTATGTGTAAACTTCTTCCCTGGAAACATATACGGCATTCTCTTATTAATCTTTCTGATAGTCGACTTCTTCTTTGCTCTAACCGCTCCCATAACAAGCATTCTCACAACATCTTGCCATCTTACCGAAGAATCAAGGTAATCGTTGATTTCTTTTTGAATTTGCGCCGGGATGGAGCCCCACGAATGGTTAATTGCGTTCCGCTTTCCCTCTCGCATTGCCTTTTTAATTTCTTGCTCTGCGGCAGAAAGAAGGTCGGGCGGGAAGCCGTCTGGAAACTCTGTGATGTTTCCGTTCTCGTCAACTCCAAAACAAATATGTGAAATACCCTTGAACTTCTCTAGAATACTTTCCTTATTGGGATCTCTTTGCAGCATTGCATAATATTGCTCTGCTGTAAGACCAGACGGATAATTTAAGAAGTCCCTCTTTCCTGGGATAACCCAATCGTCCCTCATTTCATCCGCTTGAAGAAAAGAATTCACAGCCAAGTCCAAGCAAATGTTCCAAATCCTTGGTTCAATCTTCTTTTTTTCTGCGCTTCTGCGCGTAATATGCCCAAGAAGAATATGATAAAATTCATGCTTAAAGACACCGATCCTTTGCTTGATTGTAAGCTCATTCATGTAAACATTATTAATCACAAGCGAAGGGCGGCCCGTCTTTTTGTTTAGAGAAACACCAGCCGTTGGAACTTCGGCCCAATTGCCTACATATTTATCCACCCCCAAACTAAACCCAGCAAGAAAAGGTTCAGCTTGATAATAATGCCCAAGATCAGTCTTGAGGTTAAAAAGAGGAACCGGCTTATCTTCGGGAGAATACATTTTAATTCTCACTTGATAGCAGAAAGCTCACGACCAAGGACGTACTTCTGATAAATCCTTTGCATCTTCAACTTTTGACCCTCAATGGTCGCCTCATTGTTCGAAATAGCCTTCGTCAGGTCAAAATTCCACTCGCCTCCAAAAACAACCTCATCCCAGAACTTAAGGAAGATTTCCGAAGGCATTTCTAGAAGAAGATTGGAAACATTTTCCGCTGTCTTCTGCTTGTTGTTCGCAAACTTCTTGTGCAAAAGCTCTTTGGTAGCTGGATCCTTCCAACGATCAATATGATTGTTCCACTCGCTAACATTGAACCTTTGAACCTTGCCAAAAGCAACCTTATCACCATTCAGAATATCTTCCGGCTTAATCACCTTGTTCTTAGCGTCTGCCACCCAATTCTTGAAAGAATTTGCAGCCTCTTCTCCAACGAAACCATTCGAAATAAGAAAAATCTTTGTCAAGTCTTCTGAATTGTTTTGTAGAGCACTTTCGAGAATCTTGGAGTTCTTAGCAACAACCGTATTCAGACGATCCCACGACCGACGAGAAGGGTAAACCTTCCCCGGCTTCATGTTCTTGGTAACTTCAAGACACTCGGGGAAATTCTGCACGAATGCAAGGATTTCTGGATGAATCCCACCTCGCTCGCGGCCCCACTCAACCCAATCCTCAATGGTCGGATTAAGATCAAACGTCACCCAACGGTCCAAGAAAGCAGGGTCCATGGAGTTAACATTATAATTATTTTCGTTCTCTCCGCCATTAACACAAGAAATAAGCACCGTCCTCGGATGAAGAGTATATCCCGCAAGAGTGCGAGAATCACCAAGCTCAAAGTAGCCCTGAGACACCTCAAGTGTCGCACGATCAATTTCGTCGATCAACAGAACCGTTGGCTTTGTGCAAGCCTCCATAAACCAATCTGGCGGATAATATTTTGTGGTGTTGTTTGTGCGATCCCTAAAGGGAAGTCCTAGCTGATCCCCCTCTGTTTGCTGTGAAGCTCGCCGTGTAACAAATCCATATTCCATTTCATTAATGGCATAAAGAAAATTCACAAGTTCCTTGGCCCACGAACTCTTTCCAACTCCATGCTTTGCACGAAGAAGAATGGGAGGAGGATTATCACAATTGATAATCGGAAGAATGATATTCAGCAGCATCTTGAAAGAATACTCAATCATTTTATTTTCCTCTTCTTAGAACGCTAAAGTTGAGCAATAGTAACAGATTTTATTCTTTAAGTCAAGCGGGAAATTTACATCCGGCATCTTTTAAAAGCTTCACGACCTCAACATGGCCTTTTGCCGAAGCCCATTGGATGGCATAGTTGTTACCGGCCGTTGGATCAACCCTCTTGTCGGAAAGAAGAATCTTCACGACCTCAACATGGCCTCTTTCCGAAGCCCCTCGGATGGCAAGGTTGTTATAGGCCGTTGGATCAACCCTCTTGTCGGAAAGAAGAATCTTCACGACCTCAACATGGCCGTTTCCCGAAGCCCATTGGATGGCACGGTTGTCACCGGCCGTTGGATCAACCCTCTTGTCGGAAAGAAGAATCTTCA